ATACATTTGAGCATACTAAATGGTACGAGTCCGATGATTGGTGTAAAGAGATCGTTAATTGGTTAATATCTGGAGAGATGGATAAAATTGACAGACAAGATGGTGTTGATGATGTGTTTTGTATAGGATTAGGAGAAGATGGACAAGTACATTCTGTAATAGGAGATTATTATGATTATGTAGAACGTGTGTGTGATATTAACTTAATAGATTAATTAAATTGAAATATATGAAAGTAAAAGAATTGATAGAAAAACTACAACAATGCGATCCTGATTTAGAAATCAATACTTACAGAGATGATTTTGAATGCGATGCAACAAATTACTGGGTAACTGATATTCAGGAATATAAAAAAGGTAGTAGTGGACATGAAGAAGATGGCGAGGTTTTACTGATAACCTCAGAATAATTAGGAAATGTAAATTAAATGTATTAATATTGAACTTAAATTAAAATTATGAATAAATTAAATCAAAAAGAATTAGAAGAATTAGAAGGGCTTAAAGAGAAATTGTTTAAAGATGCGACATGGAGTTTACTGGTTAATCCTCTGTATTCTACTATGGTATCTAGGTATAATTACTTGGTAATGAAGAATATAAATAGTTTATTAACTTTAGATAAATAAATAAATATATAATTATGACAAAAAAAGAACATAACAAAATTGATCAGTTTGCTTCTACTATTGTAAGAAAAGTAATAGATAAGAAAAAATCTGATACAAAAAAAAGCAAAGAAAAAACTGACAAACCTAGTGAATGCTACATACAATTTAATCATGCTAGTTAGTAAATGTTGTGGTGCTGACTATATGGATATAGAGGATAGTTATGGAGATGCTCAAGTAGTATGTAAAGATTGCGAGGATATATGCGAAACACAAAATGAGTATGACTATGATGATCTAATGAGGGGAGAAAGAGCAGAAGCTGATGCTGATGATAAAAGATTAGGATTATGAAAGTAAGAAAAGTAATGTATTATAGTGGAAAGCCTTTATACAATGATTGGATAATATATATATATAGTGAGTATTCTAAATTATATAAATTATGAAAGAAGTATACCAGTTGATGATAGATGAAAAGATGAAAGAAAACCCCAACAAATCATACATACAATGGCTTCAAAAACTTAATGAAGCTATATTGAAACAAATTATAATAGATAATTACAGAAAATAAGGGTAATTAGGCGAGATCAATTTTTAAGGAATACTGCATGGCGTGTATCCTACCTTTTTTTTAACTTAAAATAGCTGGGAATAATCCCTAATCTTAATGGGTACATAAGAGTATCCTTTAATATTAAATGTTTAGTTATTTTAATAGCATAATGGGAGAGCATAAAGGCACAAGCCAACAATCAGTTAATACTATTGCTCTCCTTTTGTGTTAACCCTAAATCAAATGAAAAAAGAAACAAGACAAATAATACAAGATCTTAAATATTTAAACGAAAATAATAGTTTAATTAAACAAAATACCATAGATTTGGATAACTATTTTAAGTATTCTGGAATGCAAGAATATCAAGATAACATTATATCTATGACTCCAAGTTATAGAAAAAAAGATGTAAATAAAGTAGCTAAAGTTTATAATGACATGAGTAGATACAAATTAAAAGATTACAGAAAGTATGAGTAAAGAGATCCAAGTTCCAAATTATTATATAGGAGATACATATAGAGAAGGGTATTATCAAGCAAGATATGTAGTAGAAGACTTTAATTGCACATGGAATATTGGTAACGTTGTAACCTACTGTTTGCGTAGTTCAGAGAAGCATGAATCTCCAATAGAATGTTTGCAAAAATCAATTAACCATCTCAAGTTTGAGATAGAAAGGTTAGAAAAATTAAATAAAAAGAAAAAATAATGAAACGAGAAATATTTGACAACTACGCATCTGCAATAGCAGAACAATTCCATCTTACTCTTGATGAAATGTTTACAAAAACCAAGAGGAGAGATAGTGTTGAAGCAAGACAAATGCTATATTTTTTAGCCAAAGAACGCCCAATCAGACTATCATACATAAGATTATTTATGGAAGAGAACGGACATCCAGTAACACATTCTACTATTATACATGGATACAAGAAAGCAAAAGAATACATAAACAAAGATGAAGACTGGAAAAACATAGTAAATGAGTTACAAAAAAAGAATGTATAGTATAGAGGACATATATAGCCAGGCTTTACAAGACGATACATTATACATGGAAAGGAATAATAATGTAAGCATGATCAATATTGGTATTAAAATACAAAAGTTTCCTAGCAAGACAGAGATATTAAATTGCTCAAAAAACGGAGATTATTTTCAAGAATTAACAACAGATGAATACAATACCTTTTTTACTTATGGATGGGTTATTGGTTGTTTAAAGATGGCTGTAAATAATTGTGTCAGAAAATTAGACATGATACAGAAAAATATGCAAGAGGAGGTAAATACGAGGAAGAACGATAAGTATATTAAGAATTTAAAAACAAAACGGGAGTTTGTTATGAATAAGTATTCTTACCATACAAAAAAACTAATCAAATTAAATAACAAAAATGGAAAATTATTTTAAAAAGTTGTCAGCCATCAACGTAAAAGGAATGGCTGAAAAAAAAGGAAGGTTTAACTATTTGTCATGGGCAAACGCATGGGCTTTGATAAAGGAGAATTATCCTGAAGCAAACAGAAAGGTGTATGAAAGTGAGCATACGGGATTAAACTATTTTACAGATGGAAAAACAGCCTCTGTCAAGGTAGGAGTTACAGTTAATGGTATTGAACACATAGACTACCTTCCAGTAATGGATTACAGGAACAGTTCTATACCTATTGATAAAGTTACCTCAATGGATGTAAATACCACAATACAGAGATCAACTACTAAAGCTATTGCTATGCATGGACTGGGAATATCTATATTCAAAGGAGAGGATCTTGTTGACATAGCCACACCACCAGCACCACCTAAACCAATATCAGTAGTTCTTGACTTAGGAGATGTTGATATGAAAAAAACTCTTGACTGGATCGCTTCAAACAAATCAATGGGACTACCTAAGATAGTTAAAACATTAGAGCAGAAATACAAGATAACTGCAAAAGTAAAAAAGGAGATTGCTAATATTATAAAAGATTAAGCTATGATGACTAAAAAACAAATGGATTCAGATGATATGGATATTAGCAGACACCTAGAAATTCTCATGAATTTAAAAGATGATGAGAAGTATTACGGAGAATATGGAAAAAAATGGCTTTCTAATTCTGATATTTATTCATTACTAAATAATCCTAAAGAGTTTAATAAGCCAAAAAAAGAAACAAAGGCGATGCTTGAGGGAAGGTATTTTCATACTGCTATGTTAGAGCCTGAAAAGTTAGATAGCTTTATAGTTGTTGATTTAGCTAGTAGAAATTCAAAAGCATATAAAGAATTTTCAGCAGAGCATGATGGTAAGATGTTTTTATTAGCACCTGAAGTGTTACAGCTTGATAAAGTTGTAAACGCTATGAAGTCTAGCTTTGATTTACATCAGCAAATATACGAGGAAACCAATAAGTTTGAAGTACCAATGGTTAAAACTATTGAGGGAATTAAATGGAAAGGTAAGGCAGATATTGTAGGTACTCATAAGCTAATTGATTTAAAAACCACCTCAGATATAGCTAAGTTTAAATACTCAGCTTCTAAGTATAACTATGACAGTCAGGCGTTTATATACGAAGAGCTGTTTGGAAAGCCTTTAGAGTTTTATGTAATAGACAAGACAACACATCAGCTTTCAGTGTTTACACCTGGAGAGGAGTTTCTTAAGAGAGGGGAAGCAAAGGTAAAAGAAGCAGTAAGAATATATAATGAATTTTTTAAGGAAGGATGTACTAGCGATATAGATCAACATATTAATTATGAAATACTTTAAAAAACTATTATCTTTTTTTAAATGGAAAAGAGAGGTATTTACAGTAGAAGTTCCAACTACTTGTAAAGATGAACAGTCTAAGCATAGGCTTATGGCTGACATACTAGAAATTTTGGAGCAAGAAATTAAATTACACTAAAATGGAAGAAAAAATTTATGTAGGATCAGGTAAGTCAAAGTTTGATGGAAACCTAGTGTCTTGTAGTTTGTGTTTGACTGATTTACCAGTAGAGCATATTTACGAGTACAACAATAAGAAGTATATAAAACTTAACGTACAAAAGAAAAAAGAAGAAGATCAATACGGTAAGTCGCATTCTGTTTCTGTTGACACATGGAAACCTGAAGCCACAAAGGCGGTAGCACCTCCTGTTGAAGAAAAGGATGACCTCCCTTTTTAAACTTGTTTAGAGAGGTTATTACAGAAAGGGGGAGTTTTATCAGCTTCCCTTTTCTTTTACACAAATACAATTTAATGAAATAGAACACAGCAGATGGAGATTACAATATTTAAAGACATAAAAGACACCTCTCAACCATTTTATAGAAATGTTGGGTTAGTTTTAGAAAGAATAGAGAAAGGAAATTCTAAGGAAATAGTAAAAAAAATTAGATCTAAGAAAAATAAAGAAGAAAGGAACGACTTAAAGAAACAATTACCTGCAATATGTTTTAGTGGTAACTTTACAAAAAGGAATGACGCCTCACTTACCGAACATAGTGGATTAATTTGTTTAGATTTTGATGGATACAAGTCAAGTAAAGAATTATTGCAAGAAAAAGAAAAGCTAACTAAGAATAAGTTTGTATTTTCTGTATTCATATCTCCTAGCGGTAAGGGATTAAAAGTTATAGTAAAAATACCTAAAGATGTAGATAATCATACAAATTATTTCTCTTCATTAAACACATATTTTAATTCACCATATTTTGACACTACCTCTAAAAATATATCTAGAGTTTGTTATGAGTCTTACGATCCATTAATACATATAAACATTAACTCTAACTTATGGGAGAAAATAGATGAAATAGAATTTGTAGAACTTAACAAGTATAAAGACAAGCCTACAATACCAGTAATAGATGAGAATAAAATTGTAGAGATACTTATGAAGTGGTGGGAAAAAAAATACGGATTAAAAAATGGAGAAAGAAACAATAACGTATTTATATTAGCATCAGCATTTAATGACTTTGGAGTTCCTAAAAATTTAGCTGAATTTATCATGGGTAATTTTGATTCTAAAGATTTTAATATAGCAGAAATTAGGAGGACAATTAATTCTGCCTATGCTCATGTCCAAAACTTTGGAACTAAATACTACGAAGACCAGGATAGGGTTAACCTAGTCAAACAGCAACTTAGACGGGGGGTGTCAAAAAAAGAAATCCGATGTCAATTAGAAAGCGAAAAGATTGATGTCGGAGATATTGATGAGGTCATAATTCGCCTGGAGGAAGAGCAATCAAACCATAAGTTTTGGACAAAGAATGAAAAAGGAGTAATTAAAATAGTACACATACTTTTTAAGAATTATCTGGAAGACAATGGGTTTTATAAGTTTAGTCCTGAAGGGAGTAAGAGTTATATATTTGTAAGGGTAACAAACAACTTAATTGACCATACCTCTGAAAAAGAAATAAAAGATTTTGTATTATCATTTCTTTTAACAATAGACGATCTTTCTGTTTACAATTACTTTGCTGAGCAGACAAGATATTTTAGGGAAGAGTTTTTAACTTTAATATCATCTATAAATGTATTTTTTATAGCCGACACTAAAGATGTTTCTTACCTGTACTATATGAATTGTGCAGTAAAAATTACAAAGAATGATATAATACTTATTGACTACCTAGATTTAGGAGGCTATGTTTGGAGAGACCATGTTATAGATAGAATTTTTACATTGTGTCAGGTAGGAGATTGTAATTACAAAACATTTATCTCAAATATTAGCGGAGAAGATGATAGCAGAATAATCTCAATGGAATCAACCATAGGATACCTACTGCACGGATGGAAAAACTTATCATATTGTCCTGCTGTAATACTTAATGATGAAATTATATCTGACAACCCTGAAGGCGGTACAGGTAAAGGGCTGTTTATGAACGCCTTAGCTAAAATGAAGAAATGTGTTACAATAGATGGTAAAAGTTTTTCTTTTGAAAAGTCTTTTGCATACCAGTTAGTTTCAGCAGATACTCAAATACTTTGTTTTGATGATGTAAAAAAATCTTTTGATTTTGAAAAGTTGTTTTCTGTTATTACGGAAGGGCTAACCCTTGAGAAGAAAAATCGTGACTCTCTGAAAATACCATTTGAAAAATCTCCTAAAGTTGCACTAACAACAAATTATGCTTTGAGAGGAAAGGGATCTTCATTTGAGAGAAGAAAATGGGATCTAGAGTTGGCTCAATTCTATACTAAAGACTTTACGCCTCTTGTTGAGTTTGGTAAACTAATGTTTGGAGAGTGGGATGATAACGAGTGGTGTCAGTTTGATAACTACATGATAACCAACCTTCAGGTGTATTTAGACAAAGGTTTAGTTAGGGGTAATTTTGTCAACAAAAAGATAAAAGATTTATCCAGTGAAACTAATCATGAGTTTATAGAATGGTGCGGACTTGTTAGTAACTCACAGCCTAATGATAAATTAAAACCTAACAACAGAGTTTATAGAACAGAATTGTATGATGATTTTGTAGAAGAATATCCTGATTATGCTCCTAAATCTAAATTTACCGTTCCAAGACGTAGGTTTTATAATTGGGTAAAAGCATACTCTTTATATAATTTTGGTACTGAACTTGAAGAAAGTAGAGATTTAGGGGGAAGATATTTTATTTTTAAATCTAATGATTAAATATAGGGACTATCAGCAGAATATAATAAACAAGTCTGTTGAAATTTTTAAGACTAGCTCTTTTGTTTATTTAGCTATGGAGGTTCGTACAGGTAAAACCCTGACTAGCTTAGGAATAGCTAGTAAATTAGGGTTGCGTTCTGTTTTGTTTATTACTAAAAAGAAAGCAATATCAAGCATTGAAGAAGATCATGATCTTTTAAAGCCAGGATATGATCTTACAGTAATAAATTATGAAAGCGTTCATAAACTTCCTAAAAACAAATACGGAATGATTATATGTGATGAGGCTCATTCAATGGGAGCATTCCCAAAGCCTAGTAAAAGAGCTAAGCAAGTTAAAGAACTTATACAATACTCTAGCCCTTATGTTATTCTTCTGTCTGGAACTCCTACACCAGAATCTTTTAGTCAAATGTATCATCAACTTTATGGTATACCCAATAATCCTTTTATTAGGTGTAAAAACTTTTATGCTTTTTCAAAGTTATATGTTAATGTAAAACAAAGAAAGATTAATGGTATGTTTATTAACGATTACTCCAATGGTCTTAAAAAAATATTAGACCATATAGATCCTTATGTAATAAACTACACACAAAAATTAGCTGGATTTAAAACTGAAACAACCGAAAAAATACTATATGTAGATTTAAAGGAGTCTACTAATAAAATTATTAAAAGGTTAAAAAAAGACAGAGTAATAGAAGGTAAGGAGGAATTGTTGCTTGCAGATACGCCAGCCAAACTTATGATTAAAGTTCATCAATTATGCTCAGGGACTATTAAATTTGAAAGCGGAAACTCTAAAATAATAGATTATTCAAAGGCTGAATTTATACATAATAAATTTATAGATAAGAAGATAGCTATCTTTTATAAATTCACACAAGAGTTTAAGGCTTTAAAAGAAATTTATAAAGATCAGATTACTAACGATTTAGAAGAATTTAAATCTACAGACAAATGTATTGCTTTGCAAATTGTTTCAGGAAGAGAAGGTATTAGCTTAAAAGAAGCTGAGTGTTTAGTTTATTATAATATAGATTTTTCAGCTACATCTTACTGGCAAAGCAGAGATAGAATGACAACTAAAGAAAGAAGACATAATAATATATTTTGGATATTTAGTAAAGAGGGAATTGAAAACGATATATACAAAGCAGTCGTTAAAAAGAAAGACTATACGCTTGCTCATTTTAAAAGAGATTTGTTAGATTTGTAATATGACAGAGCAACAGATCCAAGCAAAAAGGATTAGCCAACTGGAGGACGAAGGGTATTATGTTATCAAGTTAACCATGACAAACAAAAATGGTATTCCTGATTTAATAGCTATTCCAAAGAACTCAGATGTATTGTTTTCTGAAATAAAAAAACCTAAGGGTAAGTTATCAGTTATACAACAATTTAGATTAAAGCAGTTAAATGAACACGGAATTAAGACAGAAGTATATAGAGGATAAGGGGTATGATGTAGATGATTCTTTCATGGATGAGCTGGGGAAATTTGATCTTTATACCGCATTAAGAATAGCAAGGTTCATAGAACAAAATTTAAAATTAATGCCTGTAAATCATTTTACCTCTTACGTTTTAGGGGGTTGTATTGTTCATAGCATTGGAGAGCCAATTACATTTGCTTTAGAATTTGTGAGGATAAAAAATGAGTTTACTACCTTAACAGACGTAACATTAATTAGCATGGACGAATACTTAGATCTTATGCTTTTAAATTGTTATATAAAAAACCCAAAATTAATAGGCTGAGTTAAATATTTTTTTATATTTGATAAAACCAAATCAAATGCCTAGAGTAGCACCAGAAGACACCCCTATTATAAGCCACATCACCTATGTAACTGACGCTGTACATAAATTCGGAGATGAGCTTTACGAAGATTTAATGGATAGAGAGCATGAAAATGCAAAGAAGAAGGCACAAGATTTAATTAAAGTTTTGGCTGACCTAATTCAATCTCTAACAGATGAAATCTAAAATAAAAAAACAAAGCAAAGAGTACGGGAAAAGATTAAGACTCTCCAAAGAAGAGGTAGACGTTATATTACAAAAAAGAGCAAATCCTTTAGAAAATATAAATAACAATACAGCATTAGATATTCATTGCGAAAACAGGGGTATTGATAAGAATGATATTGTAAGTGTTAAGCACTGGCAGAGCGGGGGCGGAGAGTATAGATTTTCTATTGTAACTAAAGAAAACTTAGACCTAGATGAAGATCAGTTGTTTGGAAAAGTAAATGATTTTATAGCAACCTACTCTCCTGACTACAAGATAATTAAAAGAAATCCAGGAACACACCTGTTAGTAATAAATCCAGCAGACATTCATATAGGTAAGTATGCTAGTGTGATAGAGACTAATCAAGAATATAATTGCGAGATTGCCGTCAATAGAGTAATAGAAGGGGTAACTGGCCTGATAGAGAAAGCTAAAGGATTCCCCATAGAAAGAGTCTTGTTTTGTATTGGTAATGATGTGCTACATATAGATAATGTGTATTCAACCACAACGAAAGGAACGTATCAGGACACGGACAAAAAATGGTGGGAACATTATGAGATAGCATTAACTCTTTATGTAAGATGTGTTGAGATGTTAAGAAAAATAGGCCCTGTAGACATTGTACACAGCATGAGTAATCATGATTATCAAAGTGGATTTCATTTAGCGCACACATTACAAAGTTGGTTTAGAAAAGCTAAAGACATTACGTTTGATATTAGCGTGGCGCACAGAAAGTATTACAAGTACGGAACTAATCTACTAGGTATAGAACATGGAGATGGAGCAAAAATGGACAACCTTCCTCTTCTTATGGCTCAAGAAAACCCTTCGGATTGGGCGCAAACAACGCATAGATACTGGTATTTACATCATTTACATCACAAGATAAAACACAAATGGAGAGATGGTAAAGACTTTATAGGGGTTACTGTAGAGTATATGAGGTCTCCTTCTTCTGCTGATAGCTGGCATTCAAGAAAAGGCTTTACAGGCGCTCCCTTGGCTTGTGAGGGGTTTATACATAGCAAGGAAACAGGACAAGTAGCACGATTAACACATTATTTTTAATGAAAAGTTATTTTTGTTCGTATACTCTCAATGACGGGAGTAAGGGGTCTGTTAATTTTAACACAGATGATATAAAAAAGAGTTTAGAACAATATGAAAGAAACAGGGATATAAAAAACTGGGATATTGTTAGAGAAAAGAAACCTGGGATGTTTCATTTTTAATTTTTACTAGCTCCTGACATTTTTCATATTCTTCAGTGTAAATAAAATGATCTATTAAAACATCATAAACTTCATTTTCTCCATGTAATATAGGCTCATCAGGATTATGAATAAAATACAAATCTTCTTTACTTTTAAAAAAATCGTTTAATTTTTTTTTACCTGTAAGTAAAAGGTAAGAATTATTCATGCACTTGTCTTCGTCAAAAATCATCTTCTAGGTCTTCTTGGTTTAATTGGGCGTTTTGTATTTGGGTTTTCTTTTTTCCATTTACGAGTATTTGCTCTATAAGTATTATATTTTATTAAATCTCTGTCGTATTTTTCTGTTTTTTTCTTAAAAATATAATTTCTATATACTGTTGGGTTTTTTCTTTTTAGCTTAAGTAGTTCTTGTTTATTGTAAGTCTTTTCTTTTTTACCCATTCCTTTATAGATATCTTTTATCAAAAGGCTTTTAACATCTTTGTATAAAGGTACCATACCCAAATTACCCAACAACTCAAGAGGTACTCTTTCTTCTTTTTCTCTTATTTGTCTCTCTCTAGCGGATCCTCCTTCCTTAAAATCTTTTTCGGTATATTTTTTTAAACCAAAAAGCATTGAGTTAACTAGAGGTGTATACGCTCCTAAAAAACTTGTAAGAAACTTATCTCCATCTCCCGCATTACCTAACGCATCAAATTGAATTGCATCTCTATAGCGATCATACTCTCCATCTCTTAAGTCTTGACCAAAACCTTCATTACCCATCTCTATAAAATACGCTTGTGCTGCCCTGTTTAGATTACCAAAGTTTCTTCCTAAAAGTAATCCTGTAAATGATGTTGCTAGAGACTGAGCTAATTGCAGCTCTATATCTTTAGGCTCATCATCTTCATCATCAAGATCTAATGCCTCAAACAATGCGTCATTCATTACTTTTAACACAAAAGTATACGCTGTCATTCTTAAACTAACTGCCGCTAAAAGCTGCGCCCCTTGAGCCTTTGTTCTGTCTCCTTTACCCATTAACTCATAGGTACCTTGACGAGCTGATATAAATTCTTGTTTTAAGAAGTTTAACATAAAACTATTGTAATTAGCAAAAATTACACCAAGAGGAGTTTTAGGGTTAGCATCTTTAATTGATCTCATAAAAGGATTGTCAGAAGAACCAACGGTATTAGTCCACCTATCAGCAGCGTCTGTTGCAGCGTCTAACGCCTCTTTGTTTTCTGTTATATATACCTCATCATTAGCCTCAAGCTTTGTCCAATCAGGTTTTTTACCAGTCTCTTTCTTATAAGTATTTGCAAAAGTAGCTTTCCAGAATGGTTGTGTAATCATCTTATCAGGTGCGCTAATAATAGATTCAGCTATTATAGAAACTCCTTTGCTCCAGTTCTTTCCAGACAACCTCCATATTTGCATAATTTTATTACCCATTTTACTACTTAAGGTGTCTCCTGCTGTTTCTCTAGTGTTTAATAAGCCAGTGTCAATCTTAGATGAATTTAATCCAGACCCTGTTACCCTTGTGGTTACTGAAGACCCTAAGTTTTTCATTATAGTAGACAAAGAAGTGGCATTAGGAAGGCGATTAGCCATACCTATTCCTTGAGCAAAAAGAACAGGGTGTGTAATAGCAAATTGCATATTGGCTATAACCTCAGCACTAAACCTTTTAGCACCAGCTAACATAGTGTAATAACCTAGTTTTTGTATTTTACTAATTATCTCGCCCGCAAAAGTATTATCTGTGTAACTATCTACTAATACATTATTAATAACCTCTTTTTGAGCGTCGGCTAAAGCTGTTAATATTCTCTGGGTGTTTTCAGGAACACCATCAGGATTTTGTTCATTAATAGTTCTTATTAATTTATTAACAGCAAAGTTAGATTCTTTAACCCCGTCAGTCATATAAAAATCTAGGTTTGTAAACTTAGATCCTCTTGCCGAAGCCTGGAAAGAATCCCAGTAAATAGGACTAACAGCTCCCGTACGCTCTATACCAGCCTTAGATTTTGTAGAAGGTCTATTGACGGATGAAGAGCTTATAAAATTTTCTATAATGTCCTTGTTAGGATCAGATATCTTATCACTTATACTAGGCTTAACAGCAATATGAACATAATTAATTCTTGGAATAAAACCTTCTCCTCTTCTTTCTGCTGCAAATTGAGCTTTCTCTTGGTTTTTAGTATCTATGCTTTGTAAAATTTCTAATGCTTGCTTTTCTCTTTTACTAAAGCTATTAAAAAGTTTATCATTATTCAACGCTCCATCTTCAACAAATTTTTCCTGTAGTTTTTTTAATAAATTTACTACTCTTTTGTCTGGATTCTCTGTTCCTTTCTCATAATCCCTTATGCTTTCAGCCAACCACTTATCTGCACTTTGTAATTTTTTATCTCTTAACTCTGGATTAGATATATATTCTAGCTGAATACGATAAAGCATTTGCTTATACTTAGACTCAATAATTTTGTTTGAGTTTTTTAGAAACTGTCTATTTAAAAGTTTTGAAGCCTTTTCTCTTAGGTTTCCATCCTGCTGGTTAGCAGTTTTAAAAGAAGAGTAAGCTTTAGCCATAGGCTTAAATAGTGAATTATAAAGATCCATAGATCCAAAATTATTTAACAACTGATCAATACCATATAGTGTATTTCTTTTTATAGCACTTAAAGCAAAGTTTTCTTTCTTGTTAAATAAGGAGGTTACTTTAGCGTATAGTTTTGAAACACTTAAAAAATCAAATTTGCTAAATTTATCCGCTACTTTAGCTACATTTTTATTAGCATTAAGTTTTGAGCTTAAATTACTAATTAATGAAACTGGCATATAACCCTTGTTTAAAGAGTCTACAGTTCTTATAATTAATTTTAAATCATCTACAGACAACCCCTCTATAGCTGATATGTCTTTTATTAGTTTATTAAAAGCGTAAGCTGCTCTTCTTGATATTTCAGAAGGAAAACTTTTTGGGCTTGCTGGAGCTGTTCTGTCACTATCTACTTTGATATTTTTAATTTCGTCAATTAAAACCTTTTTTTCTTCTGCTATTTCCTCTGCTGTTTTGGGTTGAGCATCTGGCTTACTATTAATATCCTTTTTATATTTTTTCATCAAATCGGCATCTTCCTCTGTAATAACATTATCCTTAAGCATTTTAGCTATAGTGTCTAAATAATTAACCTTACCGTTTTTATATAATACTTTTCCCTCAAAATTATTAAACGCCTGAGTAAGCTGTGGAAGAGTTTGTTCTTGTTCAGCTACGGCTGCTAATACCTCTTGAACCTTTTCAGCCATAACACTAGCCTCCGTTATATTTTTTTTATCATACGCTTTAGTACGCTGACCTATTTGCTCTATAATAGACTTATAAGTATTATATACTTTATTTGGAATAACAGATGGATCTATATTTACTAATGATGATAGTTGTGCTTCTAAAGATATAGTCGAACCATCTTCTTTGCCAGCTAACATTCTACCTATAAGTTTTTTGATATTTTTCTTAGCTTGTGCTGCTAATTTTCTTAATGTTCTTTGTTCTGACCTTACAGATATATCACTTAATACTTTCTTTATATAATTTACAGTTTTATCTCTTGACTTTTCATTATCAAATGAGGTTTTTTCAATTTGATCCATGATTAAAGACATCTGCTTAAAAGAAATCTTATCATCTTCTCTCAATGTTTTTAAATAGTCTCGTATAGATTTAAAACCTTTAGAAAAATCCATTTCAGTTAAACGTTTAAATACATTTTCTTGAATCTCATTCTTAAGATCAACTTCTTGAGCCTGTTTGTCTTTCTCGGCCGCTTCTTCTTGAGCAACTTGTTGCTGAGCCGATTCTAATTTTTTATTTACCGCCGCTTTTACATTAGCTTTTGTTGGTCTAACCCCTGTTACTGCCTTAAACCTGTCTTTTAATGCATTAAGAATAGCCCTAGGATTTCTTTTTGGTTCTTTTTCAGAAAGGATATAATTAAAGTATTCTTCCATTACAGCCTCAATAGTCTGCCCACTCTCCTCAGCAATATTTTCTATCATATTATCAAAACCTTCCCCACCCACATTCGTCTCTCTACCTAACGCATCTTTTACAGGCTTGCTAATAAATTTCCAGATTCTACTTCTTTTATCTTTAGGAAGATTATTTTTGTCATTATACCTGGCAAAATCAGCTTCTGAAATTGTACCCCTGTAAGTTCTATTATCTTCGTTTTCTTGATCTTGTTCTGACTGATTCTTTTTCTCTTTAGAACTTAGTTCTTCTTGCTCTATAGCCTCAGCTATCTCTCTTATATTATCGCTATTGTCTGCTATGTCTTCATTATATTGATCCACCGTCATGCCAGGATTAGTCTCAGCTTTTTTCCCTTCATCTACATTTAAATCATTATTAATAATATTTTTTTCAGCTGTAGCTAGTCTTTTTCCTTTTAAAGGTTTTCCTTTTTTATCATTTATAGAAACAACCTCGCCACTTTTATCTCTAACTATATTATAAGTTTTTTGATTTTGTACTAACTTCTTCTCCTTCTCGTCATCAGCGACCTCCTTTGGCGATTGGTTTTTATTGGCGTTTTTCTTTCCTTTTTCGTTGGGAGTGACTGAAGGGATTCCGTCTCCTGCTCCCACCTTTGGGCTATCTTCGGAAGATTCTTGTGCATCCACCTTCTCTGTGCTTGACTTTTGAATGGCATCGGATTTTTTATTTATTTCTTCTACTTTTTGTTTAAATTCTGCTTGATTATTATCTAAAGCAATTTTCTTCTCCTCTTCAGTTAATTCAATATTCTCTTTTATTTTTTGATCTTTTTTATTAGACTCTCTTACTAATTTTTCATACTCAAGATCTAAAAGATACTGTTCTCTCTTTGATATTTCTGCTGAACTTAACACATTGTCTGCCCCAGCATCTGTTTGTTTTTTTAATTCGCTTAATCTTTCTAGTTTTTTATCTTCCGCAGCCTCGTAAGCAGCATCCTTTTCTGCCGACTCTTCATCAGTCATATTCATATTTCTTTGAGCCAGTGAATACTCCTTACCTGCGGCTCTTAGTATTCTGTTTAGTGGGCTTATCTTGAAATATTTAGCATCTAAAGCATCTACCTCGTCTTCATACTCGGTTTCTATTTGTTCATTTTCAGCATCCACCTCATCTTTCGTTATTTGGGTTTCTTCTGTATAGCCGCTTAATTCTGCTATTTTATTTTTAATTTCTCGTAATTTTTCTTTTCCAGCTTCCGTATCATTACCTGTAAATTTATTCTTTTCTAATTCTAAATCAACAAGCGCATCAATGTTTGTTTCACTTACTCCAGCTTCTTGTAATTTTAACTTTATATCTTGACCAGCAAGCAACTTCATCTTTCTCTTAGAGTATTCATTCTTAAGATCAGGATCGTTTTGAATATCTATATTCATACCCAAAAAAGCCTCATCACTAGAGTCAAATACAGCCTCAGCCATTAAACCAGATTCCACAGGCTTGCCTTTAATTGTATATGTAGGCATTTTACCCCTATACTTTGTTATTGCATAACTTATTGGAGTTTTACCAATCCCACCAATCGTTTCAAAACCTATCTCCCTAACATCTAATGCGTCTACACCTTCTGTAGCTAAAATTGCAGCGGTTTCTCCTACACCTCCTCCAATAGCATCTGCTCCTGCTGCTAATAATTTACGTCTTGCAACTGTTGATCCAGCTTTTGCCGCTCCCGTTACTAATAAACTACCACCTCCAGCAGCTAATGCGTCTATTGTTCCTATAATACCACCTCTACCTAAAGAGTTTAATCTAATTCTAGATAAAGCCTCAGGATCGTTTAAAACTTCCTTTATATTTGCCTCATTCATTTCAAGATTACGAGTGTCTAATTCTTTTTGTAAGAACTGAGAAAAAGATAAACCTGTTTCTAGTGCTGCTCCTGCTGCCCCAAAAGCAATTCTTAAAGTAACTGGGTTAAAAACTGCTGCTCCCGCTCCTGGAATAGCACCTACACCACCAAAACCTACACCTACTGCGGCTCCTCCTGCTGCGGCAGTACCAAGTACTCCTCCTGCTGCGGAAATTGATGCCGTGTTAAACATTTGAGTAACTGTTTCGGCTAGTAACTGAAAAATAACTGAAGGGTTTTTAGCCATACCCTCCATAAACCCTATCGCTTTATTATCTGCATTATCATATATATTGTTAAAGTTAGCCATCTCGTCTGTTTGACCATTTGCGGCCAATCTTCTTTGAGCAGCTAAAAAATCCTGTATATCTTCAGAAGTAGCGTCACTACCATCATATAATAATTCCAGAGATTCGTCCGCTGTGTTTCCTTGAATAAACCCAGCTTTACCTGATCTATATATATCACTAATAAAATCTGTTACTGAATTTTTACCCACTATATCCTCTAAGTAAGTATCTTTTTCTTGACTATTCTTAATAGTAAATTTCCCATTTCCATATATATCTGTAATTGGATCTTGGGGTTCTTCTTCAGGCTCAGCATTGGTTATTGCCACCCCTTCCTCTTCCACAACTGGCTGTTGAGCAAATTGATTTGGAGCCTCTCCACCTGTAGGGTCTATCGGAGTATTAGGCTCTGGATTTGAAGATCCCGAAGAAATAGCAGGATCCGTAGGCGCAGAAACAGAACCCGTAGGATCCGTTGGAGAAATAGGTTCTGAAACATCTTTTTTTTTTACTCCCCAAGCTGAAGAAAAAGTATTGAAATCTGTTTCGCTACTTAAAAGCTTGTTTTTTACCCCTAAGTCGTACAAGCCCTGCTTTAACTTGTCGTCTGCTTGAGAAAACATTTCAAAAGTAGTCTCTTTACTTAGTAAACTCTTTCTTAGATATAATTCGTATAGTTGTTTTAATTGTTCTTCCATGTTTATTATATTGGGTTGCCAAATAAGTCAGTAGTTTGGTCAGATTTGTTTTTCTTTTGTAACTCTATAAATGTTTTTGTTGTTGGGTTTACTACAAAATCCTGGATGAATTGATATATGTTTGCTGTTTCTTCGTAAGTAGACCCCCTTAAACCATCTTTAATTGCTCTGCCATCGCCAATCCCTGGAAGTACAACACCATTTGACAATGTTACTTCTTTAATAGGAGGGTAACGCACATCTACATCCCCTATTTTTACTGTAAAGAAATCTCCTTTAGAACCTCCGCCACCAGAATCAAATTTAAAATCAAGAGGAGCCATATTTGGATATCTACCTTCCTGAAGGTCTGTTAATATATTATTATCTAAAGTTCCAGTAATTAATTTTTTAATTACAGAAGCAACTTTTTTATCTTTATTACCTACTGTTGACTCATTTAATTGCTCTTTTAGGTATTCTAAACCAGTTGTGTTTGGATCATCCCCAAACATATTATAAGCATTTCCACTATAGTTAGGAGGAAGATAAGTAAGATCTTCTATTTCATCTGTTTCCTTCTTATTAATTTGCTGTTTTTGAAATTCTAAAGTATCTCGCTTAATCTTATTAACTTCTTTTTGGTATTCTGTATATATGGCCCCAGCTTTAGCTGATTCTTTTCTGTCTAGCATTAAAACCATTTTATCTTTAATAATTTCTTGTGCCGCCTCCACTTGTTTGCTCCAATTTGTCCCTTCTTTAACTGGAACAGGGATGCCATCAGCATTGTACTCAACTAAAACTTTATATGGATCATTAGCAGCTTCATTCGCATCAAAAGTAGGTCTGTAGTCTCCGTTTATATCTCCTAAAATACTAAAAACTGTGTTTGGATTTGTAGTATATTGCTTAGCGGTGCTATTTAAAAATGCCTGTATATTTTCTTCTTTTAAGGCTTGTTGTTGACCTTCAATACTAAACACTTCGCCATTTGCCTTTACAGTTGTTAGTATTAGTTCGCCAAGAGTATCAACTTTAGCACTTAACTTATTTGTTAATCCATCTTTATAAGAAACATTATCAACCCTTGTATTAAACCTGTTATTTATAACATTCATACTGACGTGCTTAGAAGGGTCGTCAGGTATTTTTCCGTTTTCATCCAGCTGAACTAAGGAAAGATTTCCCGTTGCTGGATTTACATACCCAGTTACATTTTTTAAATTACCAAATTCTGCGTTTTGTTGGCTAAAGATGGCTTCAAAAACAGATCCTTCTGTAGAGTCTATTCTACCTTTCATTTCTGCGTACTGACTTTCAAACTTCTTACTTACGTTACCAAACTGCTTCCAGTCCCCCAATACTCTTTGTTTAGCTTGAGCAAATTGAGTTTCATTAATCTGCCCTCTTTTAAATAAATCAGCTTGTACCCTTAAAAAACTTGCTGAATCTCCTGACATTCCTAATGCTAAATTTTGTAAGGTTTGATTGGTATAATCCTCTAAAGTATTAAGCTTGTCTTCTACCTCTATAGTGTTATCGTCTATAAACGCTTTTCTTTGCTCTCTATCTTTTCGTATCTCTCCTAGTTGAGTAGTTAGATTATTGGCTACCGTTCCCCAATCAACAGTGGTTTTAGTTAAGTCTCGCTCAACGTATGTGTTAAAATTTATATTTTTTTTAGCCATTTAATATTATTTATTATACTTAAAAGGATCTAACGCTCTTAATCTATCCTGAAAAGTAAACCCATAGTTAACATCAGGAGTAAAATTACTCTGAGGATTAGGTGGTTTAATATTACCACCTAAGTTGGTGTTTTGATCAAACATACCTAAAGAAATATTAGTAGGAGCCATACGGTCAAAAGGTCTTCCCTGAAAATTCCCAACAGAATTTAAAGATAATGCGTTACCAGTTGCATCAACGCTTCCTATTTTCTTCTGATTTAGTAAAGCCTGTTTATCTAATTTATTTTTAGCCAATGTCTCTTCTACACCTAAGCCTTGTTTTTTGTATAAGCCTTGAGCTTCAGCAGCAGAAGTTATCCCTCCTACAAAAGCATTAGCCGCTCCAGCCTGCAACATACCTACTCTCTCATCTGCTTGCGCAGCTCTAGCCGCCTGATCTTGCGCTCCAGCCACATCCATTCCAGCTAATTGCTGATTCATATCGTCTTTGTTTTCTGCCTTCATTTTATCCAACTCAAACATTTCTTTAGCCTGAGCAGCTCTTAACTGTTCAGTATTCATGTTAGAGGCCATTGCCACCTTTCCAACACCCGCCGCTAATGTTCTTGAGTCTGCCTGCTGTAAAGCCTCTACATTCTGCTGTTGAGATTGAATATTAGCTGTATAGGCCTGATCATAAGCGTCCATAGGTAGGTTTAAACCTTCGTAAAAATCTTTTTCTAACTTTCTTTTTGCGTCTGCCATTAATTCTCCTGCTCTTTCGTCAGCATCTTTTTGATCATCTCTAGCTTGAGCCGCCTGAACTAGATTCATACCACCACCTATTGCAGCGCCCCCTAAGGCTATTATTGTTGCTGTTGTTAATGCCATATTATAATTTTTTTATCATTTCTTGCGTATTGCTATCTCCTTTTAAATACCCTATCTCTTGATAAATATCAATTAATGATTTACTTTTCAAAAGTGAATATACATATTTCTTTCCCAAGTTGGCCGACAACGATGTTATTGTTTGTATTAACATAAATATAGCCTCCTTTCTAATCTTTCTGTCTTTAAATTCAAAACTAGATATAATCCATTCTAACAAAACAACATTAGAATTTGTTACATACATATACCCAGCACAAATAGGCTTATCATTATAATAAACCATATAGCCCATGTCAGGTAAAAAATCCTTTGCAGGAGCTGTCCATTTCCAATCCTTCCACCATTTGCATAATATATCATCATAATCATTATCACTTAATGGTTTTATATTTAAAGTCATTTTTACAAAGATAGTAAAATCTATGGATAACTTTTCATGACGCTACTCCCTACAGAAAATAATTCTACCGCTGCTGTATTTGTATTTTGTAATGTAAATCTCATATAATAACCTCTTGCTCCATGTGACTCTGCAACAACATTTTTATAGAAAAACATATACCTTCCCGCCACTGGTAAATTATTTAATAAAGAGGTTTGACCAACTGATACTGAGTTGTTTACGCTATTAACAGAAGATACTTTTCCTATTAATTCACTTGTTCCCGCAATAACATCTCCAGTTAAAGGATCAACTTCTGATTGATACATCTCATCTCCTACGCTTATTATAGTTCCAGCCCCATTTAAAAAAGTTATCTGCCTTGGTGTAAGCGGTGCTATTCCAAATGTAGGAACTACCGTTACGGCTATTCCAATACCATTAGTAGACCTTAATTTAAAATTAACCTGTTTATCATCGTTTCTAATAAAAGAAAACCATTCAGCCTCCTTTTCTTCAAAATATGTTTGCAACATATTACCGACGCTAAGTTCTGTAGATAGGCTTGTAACAGCCCATGCGTCATCACTTTCAAAAGACATGGTTTTAAACAACTTAATTGTCTGAGGCTCAACATTAAAAACAGATGTTATGTTTGAATTATACTGAACTCCGTAATAATTATTACGAATAACATTGGTATTGTGCCTGTATAAGTTTCCTTCATTAAACGTATATAGAAAGCTGTTCATTCCTATCATAAAATCAGGTAAAAAAGAATAAAAAGAAGGCCATCCTTTTACTCCGTCACTATACGATACAGTTTCTTTTATAGCCATATTTTAACAAGTTATAAGTGTTTGTAATTTACCTCCTAATTGTTGTCTTACATATCCATTTGCTGAATAATATCCATCAACAGCAGGAATAGTTAGTTCTTCGTCTTGATATAATGCGTAAGCAAATTCAAAATTTGCTCCGTCATGCCAAAAGTTTAATAGTATAGCCATTTTTTATTTTTTTAGTTTTAACAAGGCCCGTTAGAGTTAGATAAACATTCTCCAAAATTACCTACTTCAATTACGCTTTGCGAGTTTAAATAATAAAATCCTGGATCCATAACTTTTCCTCCATTACAACAATTAGTTGGAATATTTCCGCATAGCTTGTAACAAGTATCCCCTGGCTGCGGATCATTAGTTGATCCAGTAGGAGGAGAAGTATGCCACCCATCTACTTGAACACCTCCAGGCCCCAGACCTCCATTACAAGCTAATGCGTATGTTGCTTGAGGCCCGCTATCATCATACTTAAAGAACGGAGTCCCAGGCGTCCCAGGATTACCTGGTGCGATAGGCCCCACACAAGGAGAGTTAGGGGAACAATTATTACAAGCAGATACTGCGCTTACTTGAGAGAAACAGAAATTAGTTACACCTCTATCTCTTAAATCCCATACTAAGTATAAAGTTTGTGTTGTGCTAGAAATAGATATAGCATTTGATTTAGCCTCAAACAATCCTGTCTGAGGGTTGGTAATAGGCGATAATGGTAATGTATTTGCTGGCTGCAATAAAGCTAAGTTAAAGTTATCTCCTGATAGAGGCGCAGCTGATGTGTCTGAAAATACATAAAACTTGTTTTCTAATATATCAAAATTATATGTGTCTCCAGGTAATTTATTTGATCTCATAGTTACAAAAGATCCATCAGCTGGACAGCTACCTATGGAGGACTGACAGGAGTTAATACTATAAGCGCTATAAAAATTAGTAGCCGTGCTTTGCATCACGTTAGAAGTAACTGGGCTAAAGTATGCATTATCATCCCAAGAATATTCATAATGAATTGTTTTTATTGGAGTCGTAAGCCCCATAACAGGAGTTGTTAGAACAATAGAAACAACATTTATAAGCTGAGTAACAACACAATTAGTTAAAATTTGATAAGAAGAGTTAGTGTTTGGTATTATAGTAATTTTTACTATTTGAGGATTAGATAAAGTTTTATCTATCGTTATAGATGTACTTGTTGTAACATTACTAAGGGTATTGCTAATATTATTCCATTCTGTTGTTATATTAACATCTGATCCGTTTGTAAGCATAGTATAATCAATTACTACGTCACCTAAACCTACACCTACATCAACTTGAAAAGAAAACTCTTGTTCTGTATTTTGTTTTTCCAATATACTATCGCAAGGAACTGTTCTTACATCTACAGGTAGTCCTATGTTGTTAGAAGAAAAAATATACTCATCCATATACGGATCGTATCCTCCCAGCTTTTGACTTGTTAGCTGAGTAACAAACTTGTCTCTGAAATAAGACCTCATTCCATAAGTGGAAATAACTTCTAGCTTATCATTTTTAAAACTTGATCCCGTAAGTTTTATAATAGCACCTCTTTTAGCGTCAGAAAAATACATATCAGACCCCCAGTTTACAAAACTTTCTGGATTAAAACTTATACCATACTCTTCTATTCTAGCTATCTGTGTTCCTAATATAGTTGGAGAAGAAATAATAGGGCCTCCTCCTTGAGCATCACTTATTATTTGTTTGTTTGCTAATACATAAGAAATTTTATCTTCTTGTAAAACAAGAATATCTGTTTCTCTGTTATGCAGTTTCATAACAGGCCCAAAGATTAATTCTAAATCTTTAAAATTTACTAGTCCTAAATTAAATTCATTAAGATTATTAACATTATTACTTCCACTAAAAATTCCGCTGTAAGTTAGTCCTGCAAATCTATCAGCTTCTTTAAACGCATTATTTGAAACTGCCGTTTGTCTTTCTCCTAAAAGAAAATCTTTTGATGTAGACAAGTCTCTATATCTATAGCTTTCAACACCGTTTCCATAACTATATACATCATAGAATGGTAGGTTTACTATAGCTGGAGTGTTTGTTGCAATAATTTGATTCTGACTACCAGGAGAAAACCCTCCTTGATGAGCAAGATTTCCATTTACATCTGGTAAAATTTTATACATCTCCGACGAGTCGTAAAAAAAGTTAGGATCAACTTCCTTTGGCTCAGTTTCAAAAGCCATAAAGTTGTTATTTATGTTTACTTGTATTTGTGCTTGAACACAGAGGTTCTTATATGGTGGAAAACCACCGTAACACCCGCTTTGGCAAGCTCTAATTCCTAAAAAAGTAGGATCAGTAGCGCTGACTCGTGTCCAGTAAAATTGCACTTCATCTTGCACATAAATTGGGTGAGTACCTGGTGCGAAAAATAAATTGTAATACTGAACAGTAAGCTCTATATCCCCAGTGCTTACCATAAAAAGAGCTGGATCAATATTTTCTTGATTCCAAAAGTCCCTAAAATTTGTCGCATTTTGTGATGCCGTTACTAGGTAATTCCCTGGACTAGTTTTCACTTTAATATCATTAACACATAAAAACCCAGATCCCTTTCTAACCTTAAACTTCATACTTACTATTGATCCTATTGGAATTATAAAATCGTCCGTTCCTCCTGACGGAGGAAGTGTACCAACAGGATATTCTATAAAAGGGTTGTCATGGGTAGGGCTGTTTGAACTACCACCGTAAAAAGAACATTTTTTAACAAATCCGTTATTAACATTAGACCCTGAATTTGTAGTTGCTATATAACCTTGAGGCTGAAGCTTCATATATAATCCAGCTGGCGCCCCTTCAGGGAGTGGTGATAAAATTGGAGGTGTGGAAGGGTCTTGCCCTTTTGACAAAGCCTCTATATCTAGAACTGTTGTTTGAACAAAAGTAGGTACAGGATCTCCTGTGCTTTCAATTTTAACTGTTAAAATATCTCCTTTTGAAACTAAAGACGTTGCCTCTCCTTGTAGTCTTACATAAGATATATTTGCTTTTTCTGTAGATGTATAAACCTCAATACTGTATATAATATTGTAATCACCCAATGATGGTTTTAATAAAAACTTATACTTAGATGCCCAATACGGAGGAGCATTATTTACAAAAGCTTTTATTATATTTTTATCGGTAGATGTAGAAGCGTTAAAATATACTGTATTATTTGTAGAAACTAAAGCTGTAGTTGATCTGCCGTAGTCGTCCATATACATAATAGCTGCATCATAATTTCTGTTACTGTGCAAACTAGAAGAGTCCGACACACTTGAAAAGGAAAAAACACTGTCTGTTGCTAACCCACGAGAAAGAGCTTGATTTGGTGGAGACACAACTTGAGTAATACTAGAATAAGAATAACTAAAATACTCATAAACATCCACAATAGTTCCTAATCCATCATCATATTGATATTGAATAGCAGGAGCCTGAATCCTCAACTCAGTTCCATTGACAACTAGCCTAAACCCCTGCTGAGGAGGTGTGTTTGTAAATTTCCCTGAATTAATAAACTGATAATTAACAGGATATGTCGGTGTTGATGGTGGATTTATTATTTTATAAAATTGATCAGACAAAGAATTTCCGTATACAGCTCCTGGAGAAATAGGTGTTAATGTGCTTCCTACCCCTATAGCGGCGGCCATCTCTGGACTATTTAAAAATGCATTATAAGTGGTATAATCACTTGTAGCTACTACTCTTGTTTCTAAAAAAAACTCTGTAGAAGGGGTGTTAGTAGAAAAACCAGTTGGAAACAAAGGGCTACCAGTGTCTCCCCCTAAAGGAATATTATAAGGAGCAGTCTGAACTACACTAGATGTTAACTTAACCTGAATATTAAATTCAGAATTTATTAAAATAGGTAAAGTTATTGCTAAAGTAGACAAGTCAAAATCTAAACGATCTAGCGGTACATCTACTGACGCCGCAGGGTTTATTATATTGCTCGCTCCTTGCTGTAAAGTTGCGGAAATATTTGCATTTATTATAGTTTCTGACTTTCCTCTTGCTGTAAAATCAATAGGTATCTCTACTCCATTTTTAGTAACTATATCATATTGATCTATGTAGTTACCATAAATAAGTCTATTACCCATTATTGTTTGGGCTTTAGCAAAACGAGGAACATTGTCATACCATCTTAGTAGCTCATCTTGCCCTATAACACTATAAATCTTAGAATTAGTAAACCTTATAGACTGAATTGAATTGTCTGACCAGCCCATATCTGATTTCTTAAATCTTTCTATAACAAAAATTGTGCTAGTCCCTGATTCTTTGTATAATAATTCAACAGCTATAACTTGATCATTTCCCGTTCCAAAACTTATATCTACACCGTTATAAATATTCTCCATCCCTTCGTTGTAGTAATTGTCTGGATCAAAATAAAACTGACCTGGCTCATACGCAGGAGTAGTAAACAAAGAGGTTGCGCTGTATTCATTATCAACATATTGATAACGATAAGCAAAACACAAAAACTTATCTACCATATAATTCTCATCTCCTGCTACTTGTACTAAACTTAAAGAGGGTACAGGAAGCTCATATATTGTTGCCCCGAATGTGTCTAAGTAGGATGAAAATCCAGGAGGTTTTACAATAACGTTTATCTCTTCATTTGTAAATGTATCTGTAGACCCTAAAGGGTTTCCATAACTTTTATTAATATTTATTTTTCGTGGAGGATTAAAATCATCTGTCCAAAATAATAAATTCTCTATTAAATCTACTCCTGTAATTAAATATTGAGGATTAAAATTTAAATTAACAACGCTAATTAAATGATAATCTACTATACCTGTGGTAGTATTTAAAGATACAATTAAGTCTACCTTACCTGTTCCCGATACAGGATTTGCAGGATCATGAACAAACCAATATATGTTTTCATTAACTCCATCTTCATAAGCCCCTATACACCTTGCTTCATTTGATATGGGAGCGCCTTGATACCTTAATGTAGTTATCTGTGTGTTTCCTTTTGAATTTTCAACAGCTCCTATTTCTGTCCCTTCAGTTGAACCAAGTCTTACGTTTAAAGCATCTATATATTGTCCAGCAGGTATTAAGCGTTCATCAACGCTTTTATTCATTTTACCAGCTATAAAATTTGTTTTAATATCCATATTATTTCAGCCATTTGTCCTGTCCTCTCATGTTCATTAATAACCTACCTGGATGCATATTGCTTAATCTTAATTTAGCATTTCTCAATAAAGATGATTTATCTTTTCTAGCTCTATTAACTACATATTCTTGTACTCCATACTTACTATTTAAAATAGCAAATCTTATATAAGCATATATAAACTCTTCAAAAAATTTATTTATTTGTATCTTAGAGTTGTTACCCTGTTCCATTCCGTCCGAAACATATTCTAATACCACTGACCTACCAGCCATATCAGATGATAAATATATTACTCCTTGTTCTTTGTTTATAGTAAACGTAGGATTAACATTTGCTGTTTCTGTATTTAACCCAAATCTTGCTCCTATTCCATACTCAAAATACCATTCTCCATTACAGCAAATACCTTCTTGACCGTTATAAGGGCCACCTCCTAAATACATAGACCTCATTCCTCCCCCTTGTCTTGATAAATCTACAAGCGAGTTCTCTGGCTTTAAAACATTACCATCTAAGTCAAATAAAATCTGTGAATTGTTATCTTGCAGGTAAGCGCTACTCCATTGTGTCTGTATGTTTTCTGTTAACGGAAACAACACTCCGTCTCTGTATTCTGATATTCGCACATAATTAACGTAATCTTGAGGAAGAACAAATCGTATCTGTGAATCTACAGTTAATTGCAATATCTTAATTTCCTTCATAGCGTCGTAGTTCAATTCTTGAATACCACGCTTTGCATGAAACAACACTTGATACCTTTCTATGTTGTTTAATATCTCATTGTTTCCTTGGTAAATTAACATAAAGTTAGATACAATATCTTCTAAACTTACATATTGATATGATCCCCAATTAGCCTCTTTAGGACTAACCTGATTGTTTTCATAATATTGATAGTCAGTAATGTAAGTCATTTCTTATACTTGTATTTGGTTATCCTGCACTTCTTCGTTTTGTCCAAATTGCGAAACAGCAGGCTCTCTTATTTCAATACCTACATACTGACAAATTTTAGCAACTAAACCTGGTTCATCAGATAGAGGTAGCTCAAAGTCTTGATAATCAACTGCTGAAGAATTAAAAACTGGCTCTCCTATATTTACATTAACGTATGTCCATTTTGGAACTTTAGGGTATCTAACATATTGTGTTTTAACAGCCCCAGCCGCCTGTATAGTTGTAGGGTAAACAGTTATAGTATTGCCTGACAATACATAAGCTGGAAATAATGTTGATGGAGCAGTAAGAGTAGAGCTTGTTAAATAAAACAATTTATTTTGACTAACTCTTTCTACTTCGGCTATCGTTGAAGCATCAAATATACTATAGTTTTCAGCCCCTAAAACAACCGAAAATATATTTGTAGCCAAATTTAATGTTGTGGCATCTACTACAGAGTTTACGAATGATTCTACCAATGTATCTGTGTTTACCACTAAACTTCCTGTAAGAGGAAATACAGTAAATCCAGTAGCTCCCGTGTTAAACGCAGGAGGAGATGGTTGTCCTAATAAAGCTGTATTAATTAATTGATTTGTATTTGATGAGGTTGTTGTTCCTATTCCTAACAAAGTAGGGTAATGATATATTTTATTTATTAAATAATAATCCAGTGGTAATGACCATTGATTTGCAGTTTGTCCAATTAAAAAAGACTCTACTGAAAATGAGTCTATAACTTCTACCAAGCTTTTAACAATGTCAGCATAACCAGATCCTGATAAACGTTGGTTTTCCTTGTTTATCCACTGATTGTATTGATAAAAATAATCTTCAAATAAATCCATCTGCGCTTGTTGTGCATACAGATTGAAATCTTGAGGAGATAAATAGCCGTAATTATTCTTATTAATAATAGCTAATACCGTATTCCTAACATTATTGATCATAGCCATAGAAAATACTTTTTAAATATTTACAAATATAACAAAAAAAAAGAGGTTACTTTTTTTAGTAACCTCTCTTAAATATATATTAAATACTTTTTTTATGCAGTTACAGAACCTATAAAGAAATATTCTTTATTTGCTAAAGATGGAGCATTTGTAGCATCTGTATCTGGATTTGTTAATCCTGGGAAATCAAATGTTACAGCAGTCCATTCTGTCAATAAAGATTCAGTTACAGCGTCTGATAAAGCAGTTTGCATAGCTACTAATTCTGTAGCTGTCGGAGCTGCTTTAGACATAGCGTATGTTAACGTAGTAGCCTCTGCACCATTTCCTGCATAGCTAAGTAATACTTGAGCATTTATAGCGTCTGCTGTATTAGCAACCATTTTTAGGTTAGACGACATAATCATTTTCATAAACTGATCTGGTTGATTTGCACGATATACAATAAACACATCTCCTGCAACAAATATATCATCTGCCACTATTAAAGTGTCATTTGGATTTGTAGTAGTTTCTATTCCTGTTACTGTTGTTGATACACCTCCAGTTATATCATTTACAACATCTCCAATTCTTACACTTAAACCAAAGTTTACTGAAGTATCAATTAAACGTGAAGCTTCAGTTGCATCAGCAACTCCAAAAGCTTGAACTCTATTCTCTGGAGAGAAAATTTGATAAGTAGCACCTGTCGCTATACCAGTTCCTCTACCAGCAGTTAAGCCAATAGCATTTAGAGCCAATACAGTATTAGATGTTACCGCTGTTACAACGTACATTTCATTGTTTGTTGTGTCAAAAACGATAGCTCCTACAAGTACATAAGATTGAAAATTAGATAACGTAGTGTCATCTAATGTTACCCCTGTTGGAGCAGTTGAAGTTCCTGTTCCCACTACATTTAAAATAGGTATGTTTAGATATTTTTCCATGTTCATATATATTTTAATTTATTGCTATTGAAGCAAGAGGGTTAGTAACTATTCCTGTTGTTGGAGCTGTTGTTGATCCTACAGGAAAATATTTAGTTGCTACATTTGTCCATCCAGTTTTAAGAGCTTCACTCATAGCGTTCTGAACTGAAACCGCTAATAAAGGTGGAGCTGTTGCTACTGCAAAAGTTAATGTTGCAACCTTTGTGTTAATATAAGCAAGTGTTACCGCAGTTGTAGATGTCTGTGTTACAGATACTACATCTTTAATTGAAACAAGTTGCTCTTGGTTGTTTGCACCATTGGCGTCTAAGACGGGGATGCTAAGAAATTTTTCCATAATAAATAATGTGATTAAGGTTAATAATTGTTATAATTTAACTATAGCTGACACTTGAAACGTAGGGCTAAATACTAAAGCTGGATTAGTCCATGACGATTGTAATGCCTCAACTACTGCAATTTGTAATTCTTGTCTAAATTGAGTTCCAGAATTTGTTGCCGATGGCGCTCCTACAGTTGCATGAGTAATCTGAACTTCAGAGTTATCTCCATACCATAAAGTTGTTGTTGTTGCGGGATTAGCACCAGGCCCTGCCTGATCTCCTACCTCTATAACTTTGATGTCCGTACAAGGCACTAATTGATAGTTTACTATAACTCCAGCAGCCCAAATTGGTACGCTTAAAAATTTTTCCATAATAAATAATGTGATTAAGGTTAATAAAGAACAAAGATAGATAAACTATTTTTTATTATTTAAGCTCTTTTTTAAAAGTTTATATGTTTCTAGGCCGTCATCAGACTGCATATATGAAGCTACAATGTAATACGCTTCTTCTCCAAAAGGAACAGTAAGCAATTTGCTTTTATTCTTTTTAAGATTAAAATAAACGTCTTTCTCTCCATTTTGAAAAGTAAGAAATCCTTCTTCAAAAAATTGAGCAACTACATTGGTCAACTCTAACATTGGATCATCTAATACCTCCATAAATTCATAAGGCTGATGTTTTGCAAAAAGCAATACGTCTCTTTTCAATTCAGGTATAGACATTTTGTCTACTGAAGCCCCTAAGAAAACTCTACACACGCTTATTAATTTATCTGTTTCTAGTTCTCTTGCTAAAATTTGTGCATCTAACTCTATCTCTACACTTTCTAATTGTTCAGCAGCATCTCTTTTAGCGTTAATCTCTTCAAATACATTTCCGTTACCAGGATGTATAGCTAAAAATTTCTGTAATACTTGATTTTCTTTTGATACTGCAAGCATTCCATCTTCAAAAACAATAGGTTCTAATATTGCATTACCGTCTTGCTCGTCTTCAAATGGACTTTTTTGGTTTTTTGCATAACGAAGAGGTCTGTTAACTCCTTGCTCTTCATCAAAATACATTAGTGTGCTTCTTCTGTGATGTCTTGATGCTAACATGAATGCTAAAGGTGTTTTACCTCCCATTAGCTTATATGATTTGTTTTCTATCTTTTGCTTTTTCATTCTATTTAATTTTAAGTTTATTTAATTTAAAAAAAAAGGAGAGGGTTACTAAGAGAACGTTTGCATGTATGCCTTTGGCCCTCTCCTTCTATTATTGTACTACCTACCTACTTACTGTTGGAATATAAAGAAGTTATTCGCTCCTAAAGTACATACAGCTCTTTCAGACAAGAAATTTACAGTCATACTATCCGTAGTATTTGTTCTTGCACCACCAGCAGAACCAGTAATCCAAGTCTTGTAACGTCTGTCTTCAGATTCTGAAGCTCTGTATCTAACATGAAGGAATGGTCTTTTAGCATTCTTCCCTAAGATTTGGTCATAAACAGTAGTTGAACCAGCAGGAACCATAAGTCCATTTACTCGTCCACCTTCTATACCACCTCTCATTGTAGGATCGTTTAGGTATTTCCAGTCAGACTTATAGAAATCGTAACCTCTTCTAAATCCTGTGAAACCTAAATTAAGAGCCATCTCTTTATCATTATCAAATAAACCGTATGAAGTACCACCCGCTCCGTAAGAGTTTTGTGCAGCTAACATATCATCTATATCAAATGAGAAATTTCTATTAACGAATATTACATTCTCTTCAATAGAACCTTGTCTGTCTAATCTCTGAATAACTGAGTCAAAACCTGCTAAAGCAACTGGGTTACCTCCACTCCAGATGTTTCCTCTGTTTTGAACCGCAAAGAAAATACCATCAGAACCAGAACCATTAGCTACACCAAGTCCAGAACCTACCGCTTGACCTTGTAAGAAATCTGCTGCACCAGAAGCCGCATCTGCTGGAACTGCTTCCACCATAGCTGTTTCTAGGTAATCTTCAAAACGTAGTCTTGTTTCATGCTCTGATTTTAGGTACCATAAGTATCCATTAGCTCCATTTTCAGTAGTAACTTCTACCCATCCAATTTGAGCCATATCAGAACCATTAACAGTATACTGGTCTTTAATAATAATAGGCTTATTGTCAAATATTAGATCTTGAGATTCTAAAGACCCAGCCATCCCTGGTGTTCCTTTTCTAAATTCAGATCCATAAATGAACATTGTTGCAGTGTTATTTGCTCCTGCCCACGCTAATCCAGTTGCTTCATACAAAGCTACTGTAAATACACCTGCTGCTGCTGCTGTAGGTGCTACTGTTACAATTCCTTTATTAGATAATGTTGTTCCATTAGTATCTAAAGAAATCATAATTGTTTGACCTTGTCTAATTGCTCCAAACCCATTTGCTGGTGCAGTTGATGTTGGTGAAACACTAGTTAATTGTGGAGCTGGAATTGTAAAAGTAACAGTAGTAGCTCCTGCAATCGCTGGAGTTGTCATTCCTGTATACTTAGTATGTAATCTTCCTTGCTCTGCCCACTTAATCAAATCTGAGTTAGTTGGCATTTCAGCGCCTACCATTCTTAAGAATGATGCTACTGATCTATTTCCATAACGCTCAAATTCCTTCTCATAAGTATCTGGAAGATACTGATTAAGAAAGTCAAAGTTTGTTATGTAGTTTGTTGGTTGGGCAACTTGCTGCGCACTTGGCTGCAAGTTAAACCCAGGGACTGCATTTACTGGCATTTTTTTTTGTTTTTAATTGTTTATAATTTTTTTAAACTTCTAATTTTGAGTCCTCTACCACTGTCGTTAAAACTAGAGCCTACAGCTCTTATTTTAGACCCATCTTTTACAACACTTTGTTGTGATTGTCTAACATCCATATTAATGTTTTTTGATTTTTTAGAAACATTATCTACAGCGTCAGTCACACCTTGGTCATAAAAGAATTTAGCATACTTGTCTGGATTCATGGCCATTGACAGAGCTTTATGATACCCTTTGGTATCGTTAATTAACCCGTCTTTATCCATGTATTTGCCTAAGAAATTATTTACATCCGATTGTTTGCTTTTTAATTCTTGTGCATCTCCAGGCTTAAAAGTCATATCTCTTTCCCCTACATTGAACTCAAAACCTTTGAACTCATTGCTGAAAACCTCATCAGTTTTCTTAAGAAACCAATCGTACTTTTTTTTGTTTGCCTCACTAACAGTTTTTGATTCTTCTATGTAACTCTTATAAGCACTTAAACTTTCTTTGTCATTGTCAGATAATCCACTCCCACTTGACTCAAGAGGAATTTTATATTTATCTTTTTGATCTCCGAAATATTTCTTAGCTTTCGCAAGTTCTCTTTTTTTAGCTAATTTTAATTTCTTAATTTCTTTTGGTTCATCTTCTTCTTCATCAAAAGAAAACTTATCCTCCATCAAATCTTGAATATCTATAGCGTCTAAACCATCTTCGGTTGCGCTATAATAATTAGCTAATACTTGGTCAGAATCCATAGTATCGTAGTCTTTTTGTAATTCGTAAAAGTCTTTAATACCACGTCCTGTTTCTTTTTTAAACTTTAAATAAGCAGATACGTCTTCAGGTAACTCGTCATTGTCTTTTGTTTGCGTAAACAAATCATCTACTGAAGATATATCTCTATCATACCTATTCTTAATGTAAGAAAGCACATCTTCGTCATTTAACTCTGACGAGGGAGTTTTTTCTTCATTAGAATCTTCAGGCTTAACCTCTTCATCTAATTTTATTTCTTCTACTACATCTACAGGCTTTGTCTCTTCAAACTTTTCATCATGCTCTTTTAAAAGTTGCGCCTCTATTTCTTGTGTAGATTTTTCTTCTTTAGTAACTTCTCTTACTTTTATTTCCATTTTATTTAATTTAATTTGTACAAAGTTAATGTAATTTTATTTACTTTTTTGAGCCTTTTTTTTTCATATTCCTGACTTTTTTTATTAATGCTTTTTCTTTTCTATCAGTTTTCATTAAGTCATTGTTATTCTTATTGTGTGGATTCGTAGCGTCTCCTAATCCTTGAGGAAATGGATCTAAAAGATTACCTGCTATTGAGGTTTTAGCTCCAAAAGACAATCCCGCTTTAACAACATTTTTTGCAATCTTAAATGCTGACTTTTTAGTCAGTCTAAATGCTTTTTGTTTTGCTCTTTTTTTTCCTGAATTTGTTGTCATATTATCGTGGATCAAATTCCGCCATATCAAAACCATCTAAACTATCTTCATTAGATTCAAATTTTATTGGAGGTAAGTTATTTTTTCTTTGAGTAATTAACTGAGACTGCTCAGAAGATTGCTGACTAACTCTTTTATCTTTTGCTTGTTCTCTTGCTTCTTCTCTATTGTTTAACGCTTTCTCTTGCCCTCCTTGTAATTGCATTTGCAACTGAAACTCAGTCATCATTAACTGTTCTTTTAATGCCGCTTCATTTTTAAGTTTTTCTATTTCAAATCCTATTGTAGCTTGTGCAATTTGCATTTTAGATTGAGTATCAGCTTGTATTTTAGCCATTTGTATTTGAGCTTCTGCTTGCTGAGCTTGCATATTGTTTTGTTGCTGCATCTGCATTTGCTCAGCTTGTTGTTTTTGTTCGTCCTTTTGCTTTTGCCTTCTTTTAACCTTTAAAAGCTGATTAGCCATTTTAATATTTCTAATCTCTCTAATATCAATAGCATCTTCTAGATCAATACCTCCTTTAGATAAGGCCATTTGTATGTTTTGCTCTAACATAGCTTTTTCTTCTTCATCAGGAGACATCTCTATAAAAATACCAAAGTCATATAAGTAAAGATTTTTAATATCATCAAGTATACCTACATTATATTTACCTATTTGCATTGCAAACTCATCAGCAAAATCAGAATATTCTAATACATCCGCAGTTCTTATTGATAAGGCCTCTGCTAAAGTTTTAGTTAAAAACAAACTAGACTCTAAAATATGACGAGTAGCTGTGTTAGAATTTAGTGCTGCTAGTTTTTGAACACCTACCAGTGCATTTGAGTCAGGAGTAGATCCATCTCTAGCCTCGTTTAAACCAGTTACTTGTCTTATCATGTCTAAGTAGTGATTATAGTTACCAATTAACATTTGCATCTTTTGACCTCCACTAGATGACGTAAGTTGTGTTATCGGAACTCTTGCCTGATTGTATTCCCCATCTTGGGTATAGCTTCTGCCCACCACACTACCTGTCTGAAAATATAAACGCAAAGCATCTTCTGGAGAATAAGCATTTCCTGTTCCTAAATCTACATCATTCATTCCATCAGCATCAATAAATACACCATCTGGGACTACTTTAGAAATTACTTGTTGTAGTTTCAAATGTGTCATTTGTATTAAATCAGCAAATGGAATCATTCTTCTCACTAAAGATTCTATATTTCCTTTATACATTCTAGGAGCTGTAGCTACATAATTAGGCATAGCATACTGACTTGCTGATTGAGGCCTTACCATGTTTTTAGCCATTTCCCACTTAATAAGAATATTAGTTCCCATAACCATAACCCCCTCATACCAAACATCTATTCTTTTTTCTACTCTTTCAAATTTTCCCTCTTCCATCATGTCTTCTGGAGGATTAAACTGATCGTCTTTTTCTACAGTTTTATAATTACCCTCTGCCGTTTCTTTCTTTTTATAAACAAAACTATTAGTAGATTTATAATTAAAATACAATAACGTGCAAGTGTCTCTATGAAACATACTATTTTCATACATTTGAGACACATTGTAATACTGATACCATGCTTGACTGTATTTAGAAATCTCTTCTAAATCTTCATTTGTTAATTCTGGATTAATTTTTAAAACTTCTCCAATAGGAATTGTTTTAATTTCTCCCCAATAAAAACAATCTTTAAAATAAGGATCTTCCGTGTAACTGTAAACAATATTTGCAGGATCAACATAATTTACTTTTATACCATCTCCTAATTGAAACTCATGTTTACATACAGATATACCAATAGTCATTAAATCCATATCGCACCTTCTACGAACTTGATCGTAATGATTCTCGTCAAGTAAAGTATTAATTGCGCATTCATTAGCTATTTCAACAGCTGGCTTATAATTCATTTGCATATACAGCTCCATTTCTAAATCTGTCTCTGGTAAAGTTTCAGGATCTACTTGGAAAACATTAACGTCAAAATCTTTTTCTATTTGTTTAAATAGTGGGCCTGCAATAACATTGGTCTCTACCATTTCTTGAAACTTACCTCTTTTCTCAGAAGACATAGCGTCTTGTGCATAAGTCTTAACCGTAAAAAGTCTATCTGACATTCCATTAACAACAATATCAACAAACTTTGGGATAATAGGAACTGGAGTCCAATCCAAATTAAGATAAGACAAATCTCCATCTACAGACATTTCGTTTTTATACTTAGCTATAGATTGCTCGCCTCTAGCATATAATCTCAAACGATTAAACTCTAACCATTGACTGTAAAACCTGCATTGGTTAACTCCTTCTTTTCTAAACCATTCGTATTGTATGGCTTGACCTATTTGCAATCCAAACTCTTTAGTTTTTTTCTCTGAATCAGATGCAAATTGATCAGGGAAAGCAGCAGATTTTATATCTATTGTTACTCCTTTCATTATCTTATTATTTCACTTATTCTACTCTTATTATTATATCTCGCAAAGTTAATACTTATTTTTGAATTTTGTTGGGTCGGTGTGTATAAGTGTTTTTGATTAGCCATGATAGCCAAACCAGAACTTATAGCCGCATCAAACCTTGTTCTATTGCTAATATCAAACTTTGCCCAATCTTCTAATGTTCTTTGAAAAAACATATCGCCCATTACATCTAAATCTCTATAAGCTCCTTCAAAATCTAAACCTATATGTTTTTCTATGTAAGATTCTATAGCTGCGGCATGAGATTGTTTAACGTCTTCGGATGTGTTGGGAATACCTCCCAATTCTTTTTCCGTTTTAGATAATTTATTAAATCTCTTATCAGGACGATTCATACTAAATCCTCTATAGCCTCTGTTTTTAAAATGATACAATAATCTAGGTTTATTATTTTCACATAAAATTGGCATACCGTAAAATACGCAAGCCATTAAAACTTCTTCAAAAAATATTTCTGCCGTTTGTGGTCTTGCTATATATTCTAAAAAAAATTGATTAGAAGGCGCATCATCCATATTAAATTTTGTTAGTCCGTGTAAAGCCCCATTAGAACCCTTACCAACTACCACTCCTGAAATATCGTAAGAATCACATCCAAAAGTTCCTAAATGTTCGTTGCCAGGATGCTTAATCCCGTTTTTCTCAACTACATTATTTTGCATATTAATTCCTGGAGTCCAAGTTACTAAAAATCTCCCACTTTTATTAGGGTGAAACACAACCTTACTATCTTTGATTCCATTTTGCCATGAGAAGGAACCTCTTGTTGTGTGCTGACCTAACATTAGAGAATCATTATAATCAATTTGTTGATATATTTTAGTTAAATTAAATAATGATTGTTTTGATTCGTCTCTAAAAGCATGAGATTCTGTACGAGGAAACTGTCTGTAAAACTCATTTAAAGCATCAGCATCTTGAGTTAAAGAATTTACTTCATTTTCCCAATAATCTATAGCTCCTGTACTTATATCTTCTCCATCAATACCTACAACATTATTTTTTGGAGTATATAACACAGGCATTCCAAACTTGTCTATATATCCTTCAAAATTCCATTCCATAGGAATAAACAAATTATATAAGCCTGATTTAGTTTGGCCATTTTTATTTCTTTTTCCTCCGTCTGAGTCTTCAAATAACTTTTTAAAATTTGCACCACCTTTGTCTAACGCATTAGATGTTGAACCCATCATACATTTTCCAATAATTTTACTACCAAGCCTTAAACAAGTTTTTGTTACTCTCCAGTTATTTAAAATGTTTTCTGGCCTTTCCCATTTTCCACTCTCATCATGCAATAAGTATTGTAATTTCTCTCCATCATAAGAGTTGTCAGAAGTGTTTTTCCAATCAATAGTTGTGTCTAATCCGTCAAGTTCTTCACTACCTATATCATACATATTTTTTTTAGTAATCTTAGAAGCAGGAACCCTGTATGCTAATTCTGTTTTTGGTTTATCCATACCATCTTGAATAGGTTTAAAAAAGAATGGGTAATTATTAGATATAGGAACAACCTTGTCTGTAAACATTTTTTTTGCATCAGCTCCAGTTTTAGAAAGTATACCAATACGAGCATCTCTAGTTATGGTAGCTTGATTTACGCCTTCGCAAGAACTCATAAACGAAAATCCAGAACGTCTTATTTTTAAGTAACACATTCCAAAACTCCTTTTATCTGCCTTACAAGCTTCCCAGAATATATAAAATATTCTATTTGCTTCTCTAAAATCTGGATGTCCAATATCTATTTTAGTCCATTGAAGATACATATAATGAGTTCCTGTAATATAAACATCAGTTCCATTATTTTTAAACCAATGCCCCTGCTCTCTTCTGTCAAATTCTTTTTCAATATAATCCACCCATTCTGCTTTAAAATTAACAGGAGCTTCATGCCATTGAAAAATACTTTGTATTCTTTTTAAAACTTTAGGAACAGGTGCGGCTTCCCATGTTTGGTTTTCTTTTTTTTCTTTTTCATTAACGAAACTTTTTGGTGCCTTTGGTAATGCTATTTTAACATTACTTACTTCATAAACTTGACCAACAGTTCCATCTCTAGAAATAACAATAACGTCATATTTTTCATTATACCCATACTGCCATGTCTTTGCTCGGTTTTTATTAGACAATACTCCTTTTGGAATATAATCTTTTAAGACTCTAAATATTTTATTTTGATCTTGACTCTGCAAACCCTTTAGGTGTAATTAATTTATTATCTACCACGTTTCCTTCTAACAAGTTTTTCTCTTCGTCTATTCTTTTAAGAATTTCAAACGCATCAAATATAGCAAGTTTTTTTGTTGCCGCAGCATTTTTTAATCTATCAGCAGCTAATTCATCTTCAGCGTCAAATTTAATAATATCTTCTTTTGCTACTCTTATTAATTGACTAACAGCTTTTTTAGCCGCTTCAATTATTTGTAGTTTTAATTCTTTATTATCCATTTAAAATAGTTGTTATATTATTAGTAAACATTCTATATAATAATTCTCCTTCTACTTTAAATTCGTAATCACTAAAAGGCTCGTAAACAATTACATCATTTTCTTTAAAACCTAAAGATAATAATTGTTTGTTAATGTATTTTATAGTTCCCTGCAAAGGTTCATATTTTCCTGTCTTTTTTAGAAACGAATCTTTAACTTCTAATGGTTTAATAAAACAATATTTACCTGGAGCAGTCCATTTATTATTGTGCTTGTATAAAAAATACTGATCATCATCAATAAAAAATAAATTTTCTTTAAAATAACTTTTACCACTTTTTCTTCTTCCTTGCATATCATTGTAAAACTTAAAAACATTATGATGAACTAAAAGTGTGTCTCCTATTTCTATCTCTCCTTTATAATGTAATGGTAATGATATTACTTTTGCGTATCTATTTGCTATAGTATGATCTTCTTCTGACACACTTGTAATTAAATCTACACGATCTAATTTTTGTATGTTATCGTATCTCCTTTCGTTTAAAGGTTCTACAATAAATGAGTATAATGCTCTCATTAAAAGTTTATATTATACTCTACTGTAATTGGTAATGTATAAAGAAACTCTTTCCAAATAAAAACTTCCTGGTCTTTAATTACCCAAAGCTTATATGTAGAATCTTGTTCTTTTGCTTGTATTAAATGTATTTTATATTTGCCGCCTAGAACATCTTGACCCACAATATAATGCATTGCCCCAGACTTATAATCTGCGCCAATAGAAATCTTTCTTATATCCATTTTATTTTATTTTACTTCCTCTACTAAACCTTTGCTAATAATTTCTGTTATTTCTTTTACTGTATCTATTGTGCTAATAGGTAAAGAATTTAACAAACGTTGTATTGTTTTAATAGATTCATCGTTTAATTCTACTTTCATTTAATTTAATTTTATGCAGCATACATTGGAATTTTATAATCTGTTCCGTTTATTTTTACTGTCCATGTTGTTGTTGTTGTTGCTGGAGGTGCAACAATTACAGTACCTACAGGGTATGTTGATGACCCCACAACAAATTGATTGGCATCTGTTGATGTTGCAGACCTACCTATTGCTACTGAATTATTAAATTGTGCTTCGGCTTGAAACCCTATAGCTATTGACCCAGCTTGTGCTGCTCCACCCGCTTTAGCAAGTCTTCCCACAGCTATCGTCTCCGCTCCTTCGGCCATAGCACTAGAACCTAGAGCTATAGTGTTACCTTGTATAACACCATTTAATAATCCTGCCGCTCTATGACCTATAGCTATATTTCCTGATCCCGACCTCGTTATACTGCCGTAAGTTGTTGTTTGTCCTTCCGCTTCAACTCCTATTGCTATACCGTAAATTGATGTGTTGTATGTATCTATGTTTGTATTCGCATTACCAAATGAAGAATTATAACCTATAGCTATTTGTCCTTTTCTAGCAGAACCACCTGATTGCCCCATAGCACCATACCCTATCGCAACATGCCAACCGCTATCAGCCGTAGATTCTTTTCCAATAATACCTCTTCCAGCTTCCAAGCCAATATATACACCTCCGCCAGAAGAAGATGCGTTTGTTGTAGGTTGTACTGATGATGCAAATTGACCTATAGCTATTTCTCCTACATTATATCTTCTTACTAATCCTGGATTAATACCTGCCATAGCAAGTGATCCTATCGCAATCCTACCACCAATAAATGTTACTGTTGGATCGTTTGTGTTATTAACAGCGCTTTGACCAGCTCCAAATCCTATAAATACGTCTTGATTTGAATTAGCATTTTGTCCTGCGCTTTGCCCTACTATTACATTTCGTGACATCACCTTTCCTAAACCAGTGGTTTGGCCTACAGCGTTTTTACCTATTAATACATTTCCTGTTCCTGTAGTTATTAACATACCAGTTCCCGATCCTAATCCTATATTTGCAGATCCTGTTGTTATATCTCTAAGCGCACCACCATTACCTATAGAAATAGTATCGATCACATTAGAATAATCATTACCCATCTTAGAACCTATTTGTATATTAGGTAGCTGAGTATCTGATATATAGCCTATATCTCCTGCCACTGCTATATTAATTCTGTTTCTAATTCCAACAATAGGGTTACCTATAGTTATAAAAGGAGTGGTTTGATTACCAGTTCCTGAAGGAACTTGTTCTTTTAAACCAACACTACTATAAAGATCTGTAGCTCCTTCAAAAGTTGAAAAAGTTCTTGTTACATAGTCTGGGCCTTGAGCTGTGCTTTTTGCAATTCCAGAAATACCATTCCATGAAGATGCAGAAATTGTAGTTGCTGATTGAACAGATACCACTTCGCATTGAGCAAGCGTTGTTCCATACTTAACCGTAAACGTATCATTGGCTGTCCAGTTTTTTCCATTAGCAAGTAATTGAAGAGTTAATATACCTCCTATACCATCTACCGCTATAACCTTAACAACTACACCTGTTGCGTTTGGATTAACAGAAGCTAACTTATTAGTTGGGTAAATTTGTCCAACAATATAACCAGCCCCTATACTTCCACTAACCATTCCTATTGTCCCAACTCCATTCTGTCCTACTACCGTGTCTCCTGTACCTGACACAGTTAATGCTCCCGATAAACCATTTAATAAAGAAACACCTGAAGCCGCACCTGTAACCCAAGCAAAACCTCCTAGTCCGTCTGATTCCAATAGTTGATTTACGGTTCCTGTACCTGGCGCTCCAGCAAGTTGAGTAGTAGAAACACCTAAAGTTAAATTTGCTGCATCACCTGTTGTTATAGAAAATTGTGATCCACTTAAAGTTAAAGTAGTAGAATCAGCTGAATACACATCATTTGTATCTGTTGGTATTACCCATGTACCATCTCCTCTTAAGAAATGTAAATTTTGTGCATTAGTAGCAGAAGGAACATAGCCCACTACACCTGCTGAAACTGTAGCAACTGCTCCAACGTATGTAGGAGGTGTTACCCAGTTACCAGTTCCTTGTAAAAACTGTATTTCATTTGCAATTAAAGGAGCTGGAACTGTCCCTTTTAAACCATTAGCAAGACTTGTGGCTCCTGAAAAATCATTAATATCTAAAGCTGGTATAGCAGGATCTGTAACAAGATCTACAGTTATTGGTAGTGCTGCTGTAATAGCGGTTAGTGTTCCCGCACCCGCAGGCGTAGCCCATGTACCATCTCCTTTTAAAAATTTATTATAGTCTAGTGAAGCTCCTAAAGGCTGAGGAACTAATCCACTTGTTCCGTCTGCTGGAGCATTAGTAGCTCCAGTAAAAACATTGTAAGTAGTGTCTGGCGGAACTGCCCATGTGTTGTCCCCCCTTAAGAAAGTAGTTGGAGATGGAGATCCTGTAGCAGAAAGATCTCCTGTTAACGTCACTGTTCCTGTCTGACTAGTTACAGGTGTAAAATTAATAAAAGCTCCGCTAGTAGCTGTAAAAGTTGCAACTCCTGCTGCTGCTGCTGCATTTATAGTTACCGTGTTTCCCACTACATTTGTAGTAACATTAGTACCTCCTGTAAATGTAAATTCTCCATTCGTTGTTATTCCTGTTCCATTACCATTATCAGCAACTATACCTACCGATGTAACCGTTCCAGTTCCTGCTGGAACAGAAGAGTTTATAGTAACAGCACCCGTTCCTCCACTAATAGTAACATTAGTACCTGCAACAATACTTGTTACACCTGTATTATCTATAGTTAAAACCTTTGTTATTCCGTTTAATGTTGATGTTATGCCTGTGCCTCCTGCGATTGTTGCTGTTACTCCGTTTGTAATAGCAGCCTGAACAGAATCTCCTGCTAACACCCATGAGGACATATTACCTCCTCCTGTTTGAGCAACCCATTCCATATATCCACCTGAAGCACTATTAAACGCTAAAACTTGTCCAGCTGTAGCGACTGATGGTGTAGCAGATGTTCCTAAAACAAATGCATTGTTTGTTGTCCCGTTACCGTTTTGTATTGTTAAAGCTTTATTCAATAAAGTAGACCCTACCGCTGCAACTACTTGTATTGTAGGCGTTTCTGTGCTTAATGTTATGCCTAATCCACTTGCCGCTGACGTTGTTCTTAAATATGTTGATGATGCAGCTTGTTCGGTAAATGTAAATGAACCGCTATTTGTAATAGGCGTTCCTATCGTTCCAGTTGAATCAGTTAAAGATATACTTTGAACCGTTCCAGTTCCTGACCCACTAAAAGCTAACTCTATGTTGTTACCCCCTGCGTTATTAAATACCGCTCCTCCTGAACCTTGTAAGGTAAAAGAACTAGAGTTAGTTCCGTCTGAATTAGTAATAGTCATTAAACTTCCTACATTTGAAACTGTTAAGTCCCAATCATTTCCTTTAGGTACAGAAAACGCTCCTGACGCATCGTAATAATTAGTATTAAGCCCTCCTGAAGATCCGTTAACAATTAATGCTGATTTAAGATCTGGCTGCGAAGGAATTGTAAGGTCAACTGTTGAGTCAATGTAAGCTGTGTCAGTCATAGTTACCGCAGTCAATACCCCCGTACCTACTGATGACCATGTAGGAAAACCTAATGCTCCACCAGAAATCAATACTTGACCCGCTAAACCTCTGTCTGCGTTTAATGTTATAAATGATGTTGCTCCTAAATTTAATTCACCTGTAGCTCCAAGTAAATTAACTGCTCCTGTTAAATTTATAGTTTGTGTAGCTGCGTTTCCAACATCTAATACTTGTTGCAAATTCTGATTAGAACCCGCAACTGTTTGCCATGTTGGAGTAATAAAAGGCCCATTAGAAACTAAAGCTTGACCTGCCGTTCCTGAGTTACCAAACAATATAATAGGTGTGTTTGGCCCGTTCAAATTAAATGATCCTGAAGCTATGCTTATTTTTCCTGTAGTAGAATTTGTTGTTCCTGTTCCATTACCATTTAAAGTAATATTTCCTTGCCCTGTAATTGTGTTTGTAGAGGATAGACTTACTCCTCCTGTGCCTGTAAATAATATACTACTATTTAAAAGAGTATTTCCAGATGTTACTACTTGTTGTAATGTTGGAACATTGAGAGTTCCATTACTCGTCCACCTCATTCCTGTAGGCGTTAAACTTAAGAATTGTCCTGTTGTGCCTGGTGCGCCTGCTATTATTATTTGAGATGTTGCGCTAACATCAAGATTAGATCCTGGACTCCATTTAGAAGAACTAAAGAAATAAGAATTACCCTGAAAGTTAGATTGAGATGTTCCTAATACATTTAAACCACCTCCTGTTTGTATTGTAAATACACCTGTTAGATTTGGATTTGCTGTTGCTACTGGACTAACATTTAATGTGTCATCCCAAGATTGATTAAGTCCTGGTGAGTTAATCCATGCTAAGCCTGTTCCTGTAGAACTTAATACTTGACCTGCGACACCATGAGACCCTAGTCCTCCAGCTGATATAGTAGTAGGAAATATATCTATTACCGTTATACTAGATCCTAACGCAGAGGCGTTACCATTTAGTTCAATATTAAGTAATGAGGTATTCCCCACACCTAATACTGAATCTAAATCTTGATTTATTGCTACGCCACCCCCTAATGCGCCGACTAGAAAAGTTACCGTTTTATTTCCATCATTAACGTCTGTACCAATTATTAAATCACTAACTGAAGGCGTTACTGTTGGGTAAGCGGTAATGTTTTTTATTTTAGCCATGGGGGATCATTTTTATTTTACTTGTTCTAACTTAGTTTCTTCTACTTTTTCTTTTTCAGTAACTTCACCGTTCTCTAAATTAATAACAGCATCTTTTCCGTAGACCTCCATAAGTTTAACTTCTTCAACAGCAAATTTTTGTTTTACAGCTTCTACAGTTTCCATAAGTTTATGTTGTTGCAGAACACTGTCTCCTAACTGCATTTTTACAGTGTTAAATTCTTGTTGTAAGCCTTGTAATAATGTTAATTCTTTTTTTGAAAGATTTTTTACTTTTTTATCCATTTGATTAAATTTTTTAGGTTATTAATTTAACAAAGATACATAAAATTTTTAAAATAATTATTATGGAACATTGGTACTCCAAGTAGGTGTATTTACTCCTGAACCCGTGAACTGACCGTTATCACTATCAGTATAAGAAGTTCCAGTTCCCTCGTTAAATCTCCACCATGCAATTAAATTAGAAGAATTAGTATAGTTACCAGAGTTTGCACTTAAGTCTATTGGGGTTCCACCATTATATACGGCAAGTAAACTATTTGTTGACAATGCTGCGCTCCAAACAGCTGCATTGTTTATTTGTCCATTATAAAAGTTTTGAGCAGAAGCTCTTGTTTGAGCGCCTATTTGTGATGTACCTGCGTAGGCTAAATTAGTACTTTGATTACCTGAGGCCACAAGACTACTTTGACTAACACCGTTAACATATATTTTCCAATTTGCACGATTCATAGGCGACCCCATTGATCCCGCTGGCACTACAACCGCTATATGCTTCCATACATTATTTGGTATTGTAGTAGATGTTCTTATAGAGTTTCTGTTGTTTCCTCCTGCTCCTGGTGATGAACCATTTAATCCCATAACATGAAACACTACATATCTACTAGTGTTTACATTCATTCTATAACCATAATAATTATTAGATCCACTTTGGCCAAAACTAAAAACATAATCTGTTGGCGCTCCCGAAGGAAAATAAACCCATGCACTTATAGTAAAGCCAGTGGTATTCATAGATGATTGCGTTGGCTGTAAAACTGAATTAGTTAAAGTGCCTAATTGAACATATTGATTTGTTCCATTTAAACTTAAAGAATAGTCTGTAGAAAAACCTGAAGGAACATCTATTGTATTTATTTGTTCAATACCAGATACTGGAATTGTAGTTATTTCATTAATTCCAGAATACGGTATCGTGTTTATTTTTGATACCGCCATATTAAGTTAGTTCAATAAAAGTGTTGTCTGGGTGAAAAAATATTTCTCCCGTAGAAGAGCTAAGTGCTGTTGCTAATATTCTTACAACATCTTGTGAGCCAGATGGTGGCTCATAATACATTTGTCCTTGTGTTGGAGATAAATATAATATATCCCCATCTCCTTGAGCTGGATTATAAGATAAAGTATACATTCCTCTTGTAAGCATTCCCGCAGATGCTGATGTTCCAAGAGCTATAGCTATTAATCCTTGAGATGTAGATACGGCATCAGCATCAGAAGCTATCCAATCCCCGCCTGAATAAACATATAGCTTGCCTTGTGCCATTCCTGCTCCACTTCCAAAATAAACTATTTCACCTTGAGCAGTAAAATCTGATGATCCTGTTTTGTCTAATTGAGTATTAGAGTTCCAAGTTCCTTTCGTTACCCCACCGTCAACTGCTGTTGATACATTAGTCGCTTTTATATTAGCCTGAACAAAATTTACTGTTGGGTTTACTGTTGATGTTCCTGATATAAAAAGAGGGCTACCAACCGCTCCACCAGTAGTAGGATTTGCTGCTGAAACCGACGTTACTGATCCTGAACCAGCTGTAACCGTAGTCCATTCTAATCCTCCAGAAACACTTTTTAAAAATTTACCTACACCTGAATCGCCATCTATTTGTAATGTTGCGGTAGCTGATAATAACACATCAGTTCCAGCCTCCATGTTTAGTTCACCATTTAAAACAGTATCAGCATTTACTGTAAAGTCATCGCTTAATGTAAGGCTACCTGCTTTAGTTTGAACACCTGTTGTTCTTATAACTGTAGAATCTAATTGTATAGTACCTGTTGTTGATATTGTACCACCTGTAATACCATTTGTAGTAGCAATAGATGTTACGCCAGTGTTGTCAAAATTAATTGTACTTGCGCTAGACTGATTAAGAGTAAAAGATCCACCCCCTGATAATCCAGTTCCAGCAGTTAGTGTTATTGTTGGATTTTGTGCCGAAGAAGGTATGTTTGGAAAAGTAATAAGATTTCCAGCTCCATTTATATATTGAGCTGCGGTTCCCTGCATATCTACAGTTAAAGTTCCTGAAGAAGCAATCGGAGTTCCTCCTACAGCAAAAGCATTTCCTGTATGAGATATTCCAACTGAAGTTACTGTTCCTTGTGGAATAGTAAAACTTGTAGTTAAAGTACCCCCGTCTTGTTGTGTTAATGTTAATGTTTTTGTAACAGAACCTGAATTACCAAAACCTGTAACCATGTTATCATACGCAGAATTTGCATCTGTTGAATTACCACCACTCCAATTCATTACACCAGTAATAGTTAAAGCATTTGTACCGCCATTAAATGTAAATCCTGCATCACTTGTTATGCTGCTACCGCCGTTCCAATAAGTAACCCTACCACTTGTACCAGAACCTGTAACCGTTCCTGTGTTTGTTGTATAGCCTGCTCCGTTTACTAATTGATTATTATTAAGCAAATCATTAGTTATGGTAACAGTGTTAGAAGATAGTGTAGTGGTTATATTAGAACCACCAGCAATATCTACTGTTTCTCCATTTGAAATTGTATTAGTTCCCCCACTATCTGCATCTAAAATCCAGCTTGACATTGTACCGCCAGAGTTGTCAAACGGTAAATCGCTTACATTTCCGAAATTTATATCATTAGTAGTGACATCACTATATATTATCTTATCTGTTGCTTGTATAGCTGTTCCCGCAGCATTTACACTTCCTAATATAAAATTGTCTGCACCTGCATAGTCCATTGTAACCGTTATGGTTTCATTAGCAGACTGATCAGTTGTAAAGTTACCACTAGCACCATTATTTACACGAATACCATCAGCACCAGCAATAGTAATAGTTCCATTGTTTGCTGCCGCAGGTATAGTTGGAAAGGTTTCTAAATTACCATCTCCTGTTATATACTGAGTACCAGAACCTACTACATCTATAGCGATAGTTCCAGAAACTGTTACTGGAGAACTACCTACACTAAAAGCATTTCCTGTATGAGACAATCCTACACTTGTAACCGATCCTATTCCTGCACCTATATCACTTCTTACTTCAGCAGCTGTTCTTGACTTAACTGTTCCGCTGGAAGCAGTTAAAAATATTGATGCAGCTGAACCTAATGTTCCTATTGTATCTATAGTTAAATTTCCCGCTATGTCTAAATCACCGCTTGATATATCAAGTTTAAAATTATCAACATCAGAACCTGTTTCTCCTATAGAAAACTTATTGTCTTTAGAAATTAAATAAGTATCTGTATCGTCATCTTTAATTCTTATATTAGCATTGTCATCTGTACTTTCAAATATTGCAACATTGTTTGTTGTTCCTGTATTAACATCAAGATTACCGTTAATTTTAGCTTGGCCATTTACATCTAAAGTAGTAGATTCTAACTCACCATTTATAAGAACACCGTCTGATTTAGTTGTAAGTTTTACAGAGTCATTTGCATATAATTCTATTTTACTATTACCGACTCCTGTGTATTCCCATATTAATCCCTTATCACCCGTCCCAGGCACTATAACACCTGAACCGTTTACAGTTGTAACAAGAGCTTGTATTCTAAATTCCTCAACTTCAAGAAATAAAGGAAAAGGATTAACTGATCCATTTGGTCGTAAAGTTGAAATGCAGTTAAACTTAGAAACAAATGCTGATCCATTATTAAATGCTTGATGGAAAAATTTAAAATCGCCTACATTAGTAGACGAAGCGTTTCCTCCAAAACTAACATACACATTATCGTACGCATATTGATTACTAGTCCATGCCATTTATGATTATTTTTCACAAATATACGAATTAAATTAAAAGCGTTTTGCTAATAATCTAATTCGTATATGTAGTTTTTACTAAAGTACCTCTGTAATTAACACTCTAGCCTCGTTTGTTGTTAAAGGCTCTACCGTTGATAGCGTTACTACACTTGTAGACGTTCTATCAACCTGTAATATTAAATTGTCATAAGGTGATTCATTTCTGTAACACTGAACCATTACATCTCTTGTTCCTAAATTATGAGATACAGCATAAGTTGTTGCACTGCCATTTCCAATGTTTGCAACCGCATTATGATTGTCTCCAATACAAGTAGTCACCGCTGCACAGAAGTTTGTTATCTGAGAAGCTGGTATTGCAATCGTTGTGTTTGTTTGTGCTGTAACTTGTCCAAAAGCATTTGTTACAACTCTTGATGTCTGTGTTGCAGTACCTGTTGTTGTATTTGCTCCTGCATCTAAGCTAATTGCTCCAGATCCGTTTACATTAATTCCTCCTGCTGTTGGAACGCTTACAAGTCCTACCGTAGTAGTTGTTGCAATATCAATGTTTGCTTGTACCTCAACAAAATCTCCTTGAACTGAAGTTCCAGCTCCTGCTGCTGTAATACAAATAACCTGATCTCCTATTGATAAAGGCTCAGCAGCATTTCCAAAGAAATTACCCGCTGTTGTTACAACATAGAAATCACCGACAGCTATTGCTACCCTTGCAGCTCCTGATGTTAAGTTAGTTGCTCCTCCGTCAATTACACCTGTTGATGCATTAAATCCTCCTTTAAATTCTAGAAGACCAATAACCGCAGAATTTAACTGATTTAAGTTTACTGCGTCAGTTCCTGCTGTTGCTGTTTTAAGGCCTGTAAGTTTATTATTACCCAGTGCAATATCTCCGTTAGGAGTACCCCAATCATTAAGAGGAATATTGCCAGATAAAATTTTAGCATTTGAACCTCCGTCAACTACAGCTAAGAAATCAGATCCTGAAGTCCATGTTGTTGTTGTAGATAATTCATTTAAGTCTAAGTTAATCGTTACATCATCTGTTGCGCTTACCGCTGTATCAATTCCTGTAGAACCTTGTATTGTTACTGTGTTACCATTAGTTATAGATTGAGCAGAACCACTGTCAGCGGCTAAACTCCAAGAACTCATTGAACCTGTTGGCCCTGTGTAAGCTATTGTTACAGCACCTGTCGCCGCTGAAACGCTTATGTTTGAACCAGCCACAGCTGAAGTAACACCTGTGTTTGATATTGTAACATTTCCTGTTGCGCTACTTACCCCTATGCCTGTTCCTGCAACATTACTAAGAACACCAGTATTTGAAACATCAAGTATAAATCCATTTGAAGATGTTGAAATACCAGTTCCTCCCTGTACATCAACAGTAGCTCCTGCCGTTATGTTTGCACTTGTACCTGAATCACCAGTTAATAACCACCCGCTATATACGGTAGGTGAAGTTGGCATTGTTACAGTTTTAGTATTTAAAGCTGTTATGTGACCTGTACTATTTGTTGTTACAGAATCTACTGCTGTAAATGTTCCTGCCGATCCTGGAGAACCCGCACTAGTAGTATCAGATCTTGAAGTTGTATCGTGAGCTAAAGTTACTGTTCTTGTTCCTCCAATAGAGCCGCTTATATATAAACCACCCACTACATCTACAACTTGTCCGTTAGCTACAGTTTGATTTGAACCAGTTGACGAACCAATAGTCCATGACGTCATTGTTCCTGCTCCACCACTTGATGCAGCTGTTAATCTACCTTGCGCATCTACTGTAAAATTACCAGAAGTATAAGATCCTGCCGTAACTGCTGTATTGTCAAGAGATATAGTTAAAACATCTGTTGCAGCTGCTGCCGTAGTTAAACCAGTGCCACCTGTAAATGTTGCGGTGTTTCCGTCACTTATAGTTTGTGAACCTGAGTCACCAGCCATTGTCCATGAAGACATTGATCCCGTTCCCCCTGTATACGCTATTGTTACCGCTCCAGTTGCACTACTTACAGATATATTAGATCCAGCTACTGCCGAAGTAACACCCGTATTAGTAAATGTCATTCCTGATGCAGTAGTTGCAGTTCCAATTCCTGTTCCTCCAGCTAAATCTACAGTTACTCCATTATTTACTGTTAAGTTAGATCCTGAGTCTCCTTGTAGAACCCATGCAGTATATCCTCCTGGTACTCCCGCCCATGTATTATCACCTCTTAAAAAAGTAGATGAACTTGGAGAACCTCCAGCAGATAAATCAATAGTACCCACTGTTACAGCTCCTGTTGCTCCTGAATTTACTGTACTAGCTGAAACAAATGTTCCGTTAGCATTAGTAAAAGTTGAAACTCCTACAGTATCGGTTCCACTAGAAGCTGCTGTTACAACACCTTGAGCATTAACCGTTACAGTTGCATGAGTATAAGTTGCTGCTGTTACACCAGAATTTGGCATATTAACAGATATAGTTCCTGAACTTGTAATTGGAGAACTACCAATAGTAAAGTAATTACTAGATACTGCTACAGAAGTTACTGTACCAGCGTTTGAATCTAAAACAATCCAATTTGATCCATTGTAAAACTTTAACTGATTAGTGTCAGTTCTATATATTAATTGACCTTCTCCAGTAACGGACGGGTCAGAAGTTAAATTCTGAACCTTAAAGTTTTGTAGCTCGGTATTATTGAGAGATACATTTTGTAAAAAATTGATTGCCATGTTTTTTTCTTTTTTGTGTTATTTTAAAATTTATATGTTAAGCTTAGTTTAAGTTCTCCTTTATTATCTTCTTCCATTTTACCAACGCCATCATCATCACACATTTCTGCGTCATCACTCATGTCGTACATATAAGATGGTTCTATATATAATTTGTCCCAAACTTTTAAAGAGTACCCTAAACCTAAAGACATATCGTTGTCTTCAGTCATTAATCCAGAAACATATAAATTGTCATTAAGACTATATCTTCCAAATAAATCATAATCATCTCCATTCATCATTACTCCTACAGTAAACTTATCCATAGTATATCCTAATCCTAAGTTTTCTGTTAAATCTTCTATTGCCCAATCAGCTCCTTCTTCTGGAGAACTTAATGAACTTGTTACCATCATTTGTGCTGATGATATAATTGTAAATAAACTTAATACTGCTGTTAAAAATAATTTTGTCATTTTCTTTTTTTTAGTTAAAAAATGCCTTACCACTGGTAGGGCTATTAAATGTTATTGTCACTTGATTCAAACTGTCATACTGTACGTCTGCATACACCACCTCGTTTGCGGAACTTGATACCGATACGGCTGCGTATTTGTTAAGTCCATGATTTACTACCCAAGGATTTAAATTAGTTGCCTGAGTAAACACATAGTTCTTGTCCCCTCCTGCTGTGGGAGCATACGTCAGCAAAGATATAAAATAATCTTTGTCCTTTTCAAGGTTGTTTGCTCCTGCGGTAAAGGTAACTCCTATATTAAAAAAACCTCCCTCAAAAGGTTTTACAACAGAAGAGTTCCATGTATATATTCCAAATATGGTTGGATTGTCTACTTGAGATATTAATACTGAAGACCCTATTAGTGGTACCGTGTAATAAGGGGATACATTAATTAAAGAGTTTATTTGTCTAGAACTAAGAACAAAAGTAGATATACTTGAAAAGGCAGGAGTTCCAGCATCAGGTGCAGCAAAGCTTATTGTGCCGCTTTTTCGTAATTCTCCTGTTTTCCAGTTTTGATATTTATACCTTAAAGCATTATGTTCTATTTTATTATTTGTATTTAAAAATACTGCAATTTCATCAAAAGTAAAATTTTTAGTTGCACCATTATTTAAGGCATCAGTTCCAATTACTTTATCAGATCCTACTATTATGCTCTGTATAGGATAACTTGCTATTCTTGACATTTCTTGTTTTTTATTTTAGTTCCTTTTTCGTATGAACGCCCCCCAAAGTATGCTGTAACAGCTGTTATTAGCAATACTTTTAATAGATCCTTCCATTCATCATCAACTACAAAGGTAATAAATCCTGAGTCAATAAAAATAAGCAATATTGTACTTACGATTAAGGTGATTAAGACTAGTGGTCTTACAGATTTAGAAAGCTTGTTGTCAGAAGACATATCGCTAACCCACCTTTCTGTTACATTTTTTTGTTTTTCAATTTGCGCCTTATTTAACAGCTCAATCATTTCTTTTTTAAACGCAACTTTTTCATCAGGTGTATGAACAAACCTATCAACCACATTACTAAATTTATCGGCGACTTCTGCTCCTGCGGAACCAAATATGTTTTTCCAAAAACTCATATTATTTTTTTATATTCTTCATACGCATTAAAACTTGGACATGGCTTAGTGGAGAAATCATTGTGTCCGCTTACTGTTGCTGCGTTGTGACATTTTTTCAACATTTTTATTAAAATTAAGAGGGACTCTTTTTGTTCTTCTGTCCTGGTGTCTTCCCAGTCTAACATATCCCTGCTCTTTCCTCCTATATAACATATCCCTACACTGTCTCTATTATGGCCTCTAACGTGAGCGCCTGATTTATCTACCATTCTCCCATACTCTATAGAACCGTCCAGTCTAACTACAAAATGATAACCTATATCGTCCCATCCATTGCCCTTAACATGCCAGTCTCTTATATCTTCAGCACTAAAATCTTTATTTCGTGGAGTTGCGGAGCAATGAACAATAATTTTTGTTATTGTTCTCATAATTTATTTTCTTAATTGATAGACTCTGTCGTCCAGCCTTGTTAACATTTCTTTCATCTCCATCATTTCAGTTTTTATAAAAACTAACTCTTTTTGGATTTCTATCATTTGTTCCGTTGGAGTTTGACTTGGGACTGGTAATTCCTTTGCTATTTGAATATCCGCCTGCAAAGAATAATACATTCCCACCATACTTCCTACTAACACTATGATAGTAATAAGGTTTTTAGGACTAAGACTAACTTTTGTGTTTTCAGAAATAACTGTCATATTACCAAATAGCTAAACAGCTTGTTAGAGCAGAAGTTGATGTTCCTGTGTCAAACAGTTGTTTTATTTGTATAGGTAAGTATTCCCCTACTTTAAAGTTAGTGAATGTTACATCGTTGTTTGCAGAAGTCAATACTCTAATATTTACATACTGAGTTGCAGCGCTCATAGCGTCAGGGGCAGTATTAGTTCCTACATATAACAAACAACATTCAGATGATAGCATTACAGTTGGTTGCGCCCCTTTTCCTCCTGCTAAAAATATACGATAAGTATCGTCAAATGTAATAAGAGATCCAAATATATCTACGTCTAACGTAAGAACGCTGCCATTAACAAAAGTTACTAAAGCTTGTGTATTAGCCGTTGTATTAAACACTATATCTCCTGCACTAACGCCTAATGCTGAAAAATCTTTACCTATATCAATTAAAACATTTGATCTTATAATATGATAATTTTCTCCACCAGCAACTACTGCAAAAATATTAGCAGTTAACTCTAATAGCGTAGGGTCTACTTTAATAATATTTGCGTTACCTGCATTAGATACGTTAAATATACGATCTGTACCCGCAGCTGTTGTTAGTACAGGTCTTGGGGGTGTTGTTCCTGTAAAGTTTCCTGTTGTATCAATACATTCAGCTCCTCCGCCGCTGCTCGTTGTTGCAGACGATACTACTGCCTGACTAACACCTGTTATTACTGAAACTTGAGGTAAATTTGGAATGTGATTTGTATCGCTTGCAAGAACTGTAAGTGCTTGATTTGTGTTTACTACTATTTTTTGATATGCCATTTTTTTATATTAGAGGGTTAAAAATCTCTTTATTTACTATAAGGAAATGCTCTGTTTAAAGAATCTTTCCGATCGTTACATCCACAGTCAGATTTACCAGCTGCTTTTGCCATTTTTTGTGCTAACTTATCAAGCCCTGTTGCGCTTGTTAATTTTGCTATTGAATCTCCTAATCCTGCTGACCTATTAACTACTTTATTATCTCTTTGTTTCATGAGCTTATTTACATCTATTTGCACTTACACAACTTGTTAGGACAGTTTTCTATGTCAAAAGACATAAATCTCATTAACTCGTTCCACTTGCACTGTAACTTACAATACAAAGATACTAATCTTATCTTTAGGTTTTTTAACATATTATTGAGGTCTTCTTTCTCTTTGATTAACTATTGTCTTAGGTCTAGCTGTTATATGCTGAACATGAGCATCTTTTTCTACCCATTTAGAAACAGGTGTTTTTAATTCTTTTTTTTCTACTAAATCTTTTTTCTTACTTTTATTTTTAGCCATTTTGATTAATTTAATTATTATTTTTTAGCCATTTTTTTAAAAGTCTTTGCTAAATTATATCGCTTAGACCCAGGAGGACATGAACTGCTCCCAAACTTTTTACCCGTGCAAGGCTTGTCAGTTCTCATTCCCTTAACTGCTTTTTGTATCCAGTTATTAGCCATGACTATTTTAAATGATCGTGTCTAACTACTTTTGCAGTGTGTCTGTATGACATAGACTTATCAGCCCCATATTTATGTCCGTACATTTTTTTTGACATTCCTTCCGACTCATGTCTTCTTGATGACATAGATTGAGACTTATTACCATTTCTAGCTCCTAGTGACTCATTTAATCTTGAATTATATCCTTGCATAATTTTTATTTTTTATATTAATAACTTGAACTCATTTTTTTCTCCATGCCGTAACCTGGATTGTTTTTCTTTGTTCCTCCG